CTTAGAACCTCATATTACATTATCATCTTCTGGATCATTCCGTACCATGGATTATATATCCCGTGGTGGTCGTGATGTGGAAATGACACGCTATGCTGGATTCCTTTCTCGCCAAGTGAGATCAGGACAGTGCACGGTCATTGAAGCCATTGCTGATATGGAAGTATGGTGTGAAGAGAAAGTTGAAAAAGTCGTTGGTGACGACATCGATGTGAACAAAGGTATACACTTATTTGCCAACTTCTTGATTAACGATGTCTCCAAAGACAATCGTGTTCTACCACTAGACTGGGATAAGGATTTAACAGACGAAGACAAGAAGTCACTAGGACTTAACTTCGATGAAGTTAACGAACAGTGGAACTATGAGCAGATGATCTCGTATCTGAAAGCTGCCTTTGAGAAAAACTCAGAGACTTCAGAAGAAAGACGCGAAGCAATTGAGTTTATCATACAGAAAATTGCTAAGTCTCCAGAGCCAGATGAGATCATGGAGTCGAGAGTTATTCAATATATTCGCAAACACCACAAGGATGGTGTGACTGAGGCCAAATACTTCAAGAGAATCAAGACTTTACGTCAAGGACCCACTGCTGGTGACAACCACGCAGACATTGCAGAAGCTGCTATCAAGCGTTATGAGGAACGAAATGGTCTTTTACGCTATTGGGAAGGTAACTTTTGGATTTGGACAGGCGATCACTGGAAAGTGGAAGATCGAGACCTAATCTGGGCATTTATCGCTCAAGAGTTCGGTTTTCTGGACGCAGCGAAGAAATCTAACGATCATAAGGGTATTTTGCAGACAATGAGCAAGATTTTACCCCGAGAAATCAGTAAAAGTCGCCAGATTGGAGTCAATTTCATCAATGGTTTCGTTGATGAGGACCTCAAATTGCACGATCACAACCCCGATCAGGGCATGACATACGTGCTTCCGTACCGATATATGGCTGATCAGGCGGGTAATTTCCCCAAATTTAACCAGTTACTGCATGGTTATTGGTCCGAAAATGACGACTATGAACAGAAGATTGCCCTTGTTCAAGAGGCTATGTGTACTACAATCCTAGGAAAAGCGACACAATTCCAGCAAGCTTTCCTACTTTTTGGCCTCCCAAGCAGCGGAAAGAGCCAATTAATGAGCATTGTTGAGCAATTAGTACCTCCTGTGGCCCGTTGTAACATAAAACCAACGATGTTCAAGGATAAGAACGCCATGGCAGGTATTCACGAGAAGCTTCTTAACATGGCAGGTGAGTTACCAGAAGAAGGTTACATCGCTGGGGACTTGTTCAAAGAAACGATCACAGCTGAGACTCAAATCACTGCTCGTAAACTTTACGAAGACTTTTTCTCGTTCTATCCTAAAGCCGCTCACTGGTTCTCATCAAATCACTACCCAAAGTCTCGTGATAAGACTGATGGATTCTTCAGACGATGGATCGTGTTGGAATTTAATCGCGTGATCCCCAATGAGGAAAAGGTTTTGGATTTTGGTAAGCAAATTGTTGCTGAAGAGATAGAGGCCATAGTCGCATGGGCCTTAGAGTCTTGGGTAAGATTGAAGAAGCAGGGTAAATATACAGAACCTTATTCACATAGAAAACATATTGTTAATATGCAAACTAATAGTTCCTCTGTATTACACTTTTTGTACAATGGTAAGAACTTAGAGTATAATGGACAATGTTCTTTAAAAGACCTTTATGATGGTTATCATATTCACACGCTGAACGAATATGGTAGAACGGTATCCAGTAAGAAGTTTATTTTGGAATTGGAAATGATGACACCAAGTACACGTAAATTTGATATAATAGAAAAAGATGGGGAGAAGTGGTGTGTCGGTGCTCAAATTAAAAAATAGTGAAGATTACTTAATCATTGACCCTAGTGATTGGAATACTGTAAAAGATATTTTATGGTTCGTTTACAAGGGTCAGATAACAACGCGTTCTGGAATACCATATGAGGAGGTTTGCTGCTTCCCTAGTAATACCAAGAACATTGATGACAACTTGTTAGACAAGCGTAGAGACAGGCTGGTTCCCAAAGAGGAGCAATGGGTCTGGAGTGAGTTCTACGGCAAGATGATACAAATTTAAAAATTCTTCTCTCCCAAGAAGAGGGCCTGATCCAGTAGCTGATGCTGGGTCGGGCCTGTTTTTATTGGGGTCGAAGTGTGGCTGAAGCTGTGGGTGGTTGTCGAGGTGGTTGTCGAGGTGGTTGTCGAGGTGGTTGTGGCCCTAGATTGGGTAATAATATTTCAATCGTGTTTTCAAAAATTTATTAAACACCTGAGGAGGCACTATGTAGGGCCACCTCCACCTACATTATGTAAAAAACATAGTACCCTTCGAATAGGAATATGTTCTTAGTATTTTTATGCTTTATTTGCTTGCATGTATCATGCGTATGTGAGACGATGAAGCATGAATAGAGCAACGGCGTCCACGCCCTGTCCCATTCATACATAAATGAAGTCACATAACGTGATTGTCATAACCCTAGATTCTGCGCTATGACATAATTGTTAGAATCTAACAAACGAAAAGGAAAGTAAGATATGACTAAACAATTTACAATAGATACGAAGTTGAAAGACGTTCAAATAAAAGATATTCAAGACGGGTTCGCATTTAACGCAAGCCTAGGTAATATCATCAAATGGCAGTTAATCGGCTTGTATATCCAAAATGACAAGGCACAGATTGAGGAATTAGAAAAGCTTTTTAGCACTAATGGTTCCCTGCATGATAGACGCGCATATAAGACGGAAGCAAAGGCCGTATATAATGCAATTCTGTCCGATGAAATAGGCATTGTTATTGATAAGAAACGTTTAACGATTGCCGATTTATCAAATACCCCCGCCGATGATTTGAATACAAGTATTGGCGTATTGTATAAAGGCCTTAAAAAACAGCCTTCCAAAAACAAAGTCGATAATTCAGATAAAAAAGCTGCTAAACAGGCTTTGCAATCGGAGTCTATCAATACGGATGGGATTAACAGCCCTAAGCAGTTGATGGATATTGCGAATGGTGACAGCCCTTTTGCTAGTATTGCAAAGGATGCCATAGAGCAAGCCAAGCTTGAGTTAATCCGCGAGGATGTCACAAAAGGCTTGCCCGAGGTTAACAGCGATAACCTAGAGCGCATTCGCACCATGGTGCAAACCCTTATGGGCGAGTTACACGCCGAGTTTCCAGAAGAGTATAGTAACATTATGCTTGAATTGATGGCACTTGACGCAGTAGCACCTGAACAACTCGCAGAAGCGGCTTAATCCCCTATATCCCCAAGCCGTTTATGTAAACTAATCCCTAGGCGTTCTTGCCCTAGGGAGCTTTTTTACGTGGTTTTTCCTATGCGTGTTAGATTCTAACAAGATCGCGTAAATCAAAAAACTGGAGGTTTTTATGTTTTCCCCTGAGCAACTTGAACAACTTGGCGATTTAAAGCCCCGTGACGGCGTGGAAGTGGTTCACGCCCGTATTGATGCGCCAGAACGTAAAAAGCGTTCTGTGGCACGTTCTCGCCCCAAGAAACGCACTTCTAATGATAGACTAGACTGGAGTGAATGTGCGCCAGTAGCTTATCGGGGTGCAGACCCATGGAGCGCAATACCATATAAAGTTGAGCGTGAGAGTGCTGGCAGATATGTAGGGCCACGGCGTGAACGTGAACGTAGTGTGTATAATGCCACGTATGGTAGATTTGCCAATGCATAAATTATAGCATTATTTTTTACCACAGGAGTTTAGTGGGGTATAAGGTGGCTGAACGGCGTTCTGGCCCAAGTAATTATTTTTACTATACTTTTACCACTTAATACGTTATAACTTTACTTTGAAAGTAGATATAGGAATTTTTTAAAATATAGGTAGTAAAAATGTATATTAGAAAAAGATAATATAAAAAAATTTGTATATATTACTTTAAGACTAAAGTTATAACGTATTAGGGCGAGAACGTGAGCGATTTCAAGAACATAACCGATTTGTTCTCCCTTTGTACCCATTTCTGCCTAAACCATTGATATAAAAGGAAACACGAAATGTCTCACATACACTTGATGCAAGTGTTGCAAAAATGTCACACTAAAAATGTTCGACAAAAACACCCCATTTTTCACCCCTTATTTTAACTCGCAAAACCTATGACTAATTTATACCCCATCCGCGAATACACCCAGAACAAGCCGCAGTTAATTTTGCGTAAATTACTCGTGTCTGATCGTGAGTTTGATCCCCAAGATCGACCTCGTATCCATGACCTCACATTCATGCGGCGTAAGTACCAACACCATATCCCCAAAAGCTTAGAGGAATTAAAACTCTTCAAAGATAAACATTGGATATGGGTGGGGCAGTACTCGCCCAAGCCACGTTACAAGGATTTTGCTGCTGTTCGTGTTCTATACGATATAATGAAACTACGTGTTCATAATCAAATGCGTCTATATCCGCGTGATCCAAAACTATTACCATATGATGTAAATCCGTTTAAATACAGATTTGCAAATGGTTATGAAGAGAATATGGAAGGGTGCGATACATCCCTACTTCAACCTACAAAATCAGAAACTCCAATTTCTGAAGACTTACAGGATTGTTTAGATTTAATCCCTGAACATTTTCCTGATGAAACTCCATCACTTGATACAATATATGAAACATTTAGAGGACTCTATGACAAAAGCGACATTGAAAAAGCAGCAAAAATATTGGGAAGATCGTTCTCGTGAACATTACAACCGTGGTGAATTGTTAGAATCTAACAAATGCCTTGAACAAGCAAAAGAATGGAGAATATTAGCATGTCAGTAGTAGTACAACAAAAAGTATTCAATAAAGTATACAATCATCTTCTAACTCAAAAATCTCAATCCTATCTTTCAGACGGTATCACCTGCGCTTACCGTGGCACAGATGGTAAACAATGTGCAGTAGGTTGTTTGATACCAGATTCCAAATACCGTATAAAGTACGAAGAAAAGTCGGTGGGCGAGGAAGATATTGACAAGCTTTTAATGGAAATACTCAATGTTGGGACATACCATTACAAAGAAATTCAAACCTTGCTTAAAGACCTGCAACTTGTCCATGACAATATTCCACCAACACGTTGGAAAAGCTCACTAAAAGTAGTGGCGGACATGCATAGCCTAAATGTGCCGACATGAACAATACTGGTCATATAACTTTCGAGGATTTCGAAAAAGTAAAAGCGAGTTGGAGCCAGAAAAAGATTGACAAGTTCAATGAAGCTTTGGTAAAACAACTCATAATTAAAACCGAGACAGGCTATGCTCTCACTCAGCATGGCTTCACTCAATGGGCATGGGAGACAATATAATCATGACACAATCAAAACACACACCTGCACCTTGGGATGTTGAAACTGTGAATAGCGAGGACTACGTGGCATACGCTTTGTTAGGCTGTCAGTACGTTAGTGAGCAGGAGGCGAACGCTCACCTAATAGCCGCCGCGCCTGAATTGCTTGAAGCTTTAAAACGTCTTGATAATACTATAGATGATTATTTAAATGGTATGGAAGACACACCTATTGAGGATATTATAGACGCACAGGAACAAGCGCGTTTAGTAATTAAAAAAGCAGAAAGTAAGACAATCTGATGTTAAAATATATGGACAAAACCGAACAGGAAAAGAGATTGGGTATAGGTACGATCACTCTACCAGTGCGTTTCTTCATGTACGCAATGATCGATGGCGACATTGATATCGTGGAATGTACTGAAAACGAATTTCTTGAAGCTGATGGTACGATTGACTACGAACGCAACAGTCTTCACTGGAATGGCGTAGCACAAATTTGTTTAACTAAAAATAATCTGTGAGGAAAAATGTGGATTTCAAAACGACACTTAAAAGCACTAATTCGTGAACAAGTAGCAGAAGCACTACTACTCGAACGATGGACTGATAATATATTCAAAGCCAAGGTTAACGATAAAATTATATATGACGGTCTTTTATACACTATTGAAAACAAAGAATGTGTGGGTGTATTTAATTACGTATTCTCGTTACAAGTAGGTGACCAAACTCGATCACTAACTCTTAACACAAGAGAAATAACTCCAAGGGTAGAATTCCTATGAGAGCGCCAGTAAAACAAACACCTGCAGGGCCACAACTCCGTCAAGAATATCAATCATCACAAGAGGTTGATCGCTCAATTCCAATATCACCGATACAAACTGTCGAGTGGGAAAACCACTTTTGGAAGCGTTCTGTACGATTTCAGATGCCGATGCCCAAAATGCTAGGTCGATTGCCTGTTCTTAAACTCCCACATCTTGACTACGATTACTCTCACATTCTAAAACTCGAAGACGAGAGTTTCCATTACATACTCAAAGATTTACGAACACCAACGGATGGAGAGTACGATCAACATTTCCGTGACATAATCCATAACCGCACCTATCGCTTTAATACAGGAGGAACTAAACTATGCAAGTACTTGAATTCCCAACTCATTTGGTCAGAAGACCTATTTGTAAAGTAAGTATTAAACCAACTATGTATACTCATCCTATTTGGGGCGTGTGGTGCAGTTATTTTAGTGACCAAGTAAGATTTTATGAGGAAGAGACAGAAATTGAGGAAACACCACACTAAAAGTGGTTGACGACATGAGGGGTTAGCTTGAACTCATGTAACGAGAGAAGACAAGCTGTAGCTATACTCTGATACAGGTGCGTAGTCTAGTGAACCATGTTTAAAATCCTGTAATCTTAAACTGGAGGTCGTTATGAAATAGTAGCAACTTTTATATAAGATAAAAATCAGATGCACAGTCGTTAAACTGTGTCGGATGTATACGAAATGCAAGGCTGTTGCCCCTCAGCCAAACACAGGGGTTTATTTATTAGGAGAAGAAAATGACAGAACTTAAGATTACAAAACACCAAGAAAACTGGAACGACCACGTATATCGTTTAGTGGACGAGCAAGAAAATGCGCTTTATCAACACGTCTGTTCTTCAGATACCTATGCATTGTCTGATCTTGTGTCTAATCGTCCTAATCGTATTGAAGAACTTAACGAAAAGTACGGAGAGTTTCATGTAGTACAGCTTAATGGAGATATTTGGAGGCCGTAATGAAACAAATAGGTAAAGGCGCATTCACAACAGCCTATAAAAAAGACGCTAGCACCGTACTCTTAAAATCTGTTGATCCTATCAAAGAGTGTATGGCACATGGTTGGTTTCCAAACTCACAATTATTTCCGAATGTAAAATTTGGTGAAAGACCAGGGGAATATGTGATGCGTTATTACAACACTAATCCATCCTTAACTAAGCTACATCCTAAACATCGTAAATTTTATGACGAATTACATGATCTGTGGACTTCACTACCATTACATAGTGGTTACAATGAAGTTTATCAGGCTTTTACGAAAATTAAAGATAGAAATTATCGCCGCATTATGGTTGACGCTCTACAAGCTTGTAGTAACTATGGTTCGGACGTATGTTTTGAAATATCACCTCGAAACATAGCTATCACTAAAACGGGCCGTATGGTATTGTTGGACTGTTTCTTTATGCGTTCTAAATTAAGAGAGGTAAGAGGATGAAAACAAAGACTTATAGAGGCTCATCCTGCCATGAGGTAGGGTACGCTTGGACTTTAAAAGCACCGCCTGTGTTATCAACTCGTATTCTCAACCATGCCGCACAACTACTAGTAGATTGGACAGACGAGCCTAATTACGAGAGGTGGTGTGAAATGATTGAGCAAGCAGCCCATGATGGTGACGAGATCATTGTAGCTAATCAACATGCGTTACTTGAGTGTAATTTGTACGTTGAGTCAGTCCATCGTAACTGTTTTTGGAACGACAACTTTAAGGAGCAAAAGTAATGAAACCAATGACTAAATTGAGAAGAAGATATGACCAAGAAGTATATTATTTCTTAATGGTAGACCCCACACACTTAGCATATTACATAGTTAGTGACTCTCCAACAGGGATTGAGGATGAAAACTTATTCTGCCTTGCAAAAGATGAATTTGAAATCTGTCCTCCCACATTCAAAGTCTCAGCTGCTACAACTGTGAGAGTTTTTGCTGAAATTGAAGCTGATAGTGAAGAGGTAGCACGACAAAAACTTGAGAATGAACTCAATTATGGAGACAGAAAGCCACAACAGGGTGACTTTGACGAATGGCAAGGAGAATAAAAATGAACAGAATTGAAAAACTAAAACAACTAAAAAACCTCATGGACAACCACGATAAGTACTTCGGGAGACAAAACACATCGTTTTGTCTCCATACTTGGACTAGTAAGACTGAGTGTGGTACATCTGCTTGTGCTTTAGGTAGTGCCGCGCAACATAAGCCATTTATGAAAAGAGGTTTACATTTGGTAAATAAAGAGGGGTATTATACTACCAGAGAAGAACCCTATTTTCAAGGTGATTATGGAATGGACGCAGGTAAAGAATTCTTTGAAATTACTTTAGAGGAGTCCTTATGGTTATTCGATCCAGACGCTTACTTTACCAGTGATATTAAGCTCGAACATGTATCACACCGAATCAATACCTTGATCGAGCATTACTCTGAAAACGCACAACCTTTTATTAAGGTTGACGACATTGAGTATGGTGAAGATTTACCTGAGTGGGCAATTGACTACGGTAGTGAATATGAGTAAGTTAATTTACACTGCTAAAACATGGACAGTTGACACACAAATAGGGTATTTGGTTCATGCGGGTGTTAGTACTTCTATAATTCCCGATGAACTAGATACTGATCTCAAAGTGACTTTGTTTTATAAGGGTATCGAAATTGTAAAAATAGGTTCACGTTACGATTTAAGAAAAATATTGAACGAAGCTTCGAAGGAGTTGAATTTATTATGTGGGTAGTTAAGACAACGGTAATATGGTTGCCAAAGTACAATGTAAATCGTGAGCGTTTTAAACTTGAAGGAACTGAGGAGGAATGCTTTCGCATGTGTCTAAACATGGACGACTCACACAAATTTCAAGAGAAACGTGACAAAGATCGTTACGAAGACTGGTTAGCAATTGAAGAAGGGAGAACTATTCAATGACTGATACTATTATTGCACAACATGCGGGCGTTACTGTTTATGAACGCCATTGGAAAACATGGCATGGTGAAGAAAAATGTGGGTATACCCTACTCCATAAGACTTTAGGACAAATAGCTTATACATCTAAACTACCAAAGAACATGAAAACTTTTATCAGGTCTAAGGTTAAAGCTAAGATCAAACGTAAGTTAGATCGTATTGAAGTTTTACGATCTGATATTAAATACCATGGTTCTCAAATAGATGAACTCAATCAAATACAGGAGGCCTTGTAGTGACTTGGAGAATTAAAAGTAAAGTAAATGGTAAAGATCATATTTACCCTGAGGGGTTTGATGCTCAATACCAAGCTGAAGACTTTTTGAAAACTAAACTACCTGCGGCAATTATCCCTGGGCTAATTGCAGATGGTACAATCAAAATTTTTAAAGAATCTGTGATTCTCAATGCTGATGGATCACCTATTGAAATTGAAAGTGGGAGAGAATGATGAAGAAATTACTATTGATAATGTGTTTAATAAGTACACCTGCGTTTGCTACTGGTCAACGTACCGCTTATATTCCTAAAGGCTGTCAAGTGGAGAGTGCTGAATACTCTACGGGTGGTGGTGACAAAATGATCCAGTACCTTGAAGTATTGTGCCGTTTCCCTGATGGTTCCCTAGCTGTCTATATTGATCGTGAGTTTTCAATTGGAGGAGCGATTGGATTAGGTCGCATTACACAACCTGATAAGATTGTTTTTCGTGAACATGACAAAGATGATTTGGAGTTAAAGTAATGCAACACGATCAAAGAGTATCAGTAGCGGCTCAAGCTAAAGCTGAGAGTATGAGCCATTCAGAAATGTATGACTTTGTTTATGCTGATCTATATCAGCTTTATGATAATGACAAAGAATTGCTTGAACAAGTTGAAGAAGAATTAGATATAGAAGGAGTACTAAAAGATGAATACTAAGAATTTAAAAGTTGGACAACAAGTTGAGATTAGAACAGGTGAGGTTTTTACAATAGGTTCTATTGATAAAACTTCTTCAAATAAATATTTTTTATCATTTGAAGAATTACCTAAAGCATTATTTGCCTACGACAATAAGTGTAAAATTTTAACTGAACATCATTATGCTCATTTTAATTTTGATATTATTAGTCTTGTAAAACCCTCTATTCACTCAGAGCAAGAGTTAGTTGTATTTAACATTCCATTCCATAGGCTTGAAGAAAGTATGTATACTCGCTTGTTGTATAACTGCTTTGGTATTCGTAGTAACGAACTTCCTACAGTTAAGTATCATAACCGTACAGAGGAATTGACAATTATTTGTACTCACAAGCAGTTTAGTAAATTTATAATTGAACGGTGTGCTCAAGGTTATGGTAATTGGGTTAAAGAGTTAGATGCTAAAACTACACATCGTTACAATCTCAACTCAATCAACTGGATTTATGTAGCGGAGAATCCATAATGGACTTAACCACCGAACAATTACTGGAAGCCGAAGCTTACTTAACCAAGAAATATGGTATTGAAAGCCCCATTACTAATGCTATTAAGTCATTGGAAGTGGGAGACTTCCAGTATGTCGGACCCTATAAGAGGAATACTATTTATACTCACATTCACCGATACAGTGATGATAAAAAGTTTAAGATTACAAAACTACATGGTATTCCTAATGGTTTTGAAGAAATTTTTGAAGATATTTATATGATAGAAAGAACAGAGTAATGAACACATATACAGTTAGTTGGATGATTGAGGTTGAAGCCTACACACCAGAAGGTGCAGCAGAGTTAGCGCAGCGTATTCAACGTGATCAAAACTCTACGGCAAATATTTTTCACATCGACCATGTTTCGGACAACTACGAAATTGATCTTGACTCGGGAGAGTATCTTCGTGGTAAACTTCAAGACTTGAGCGATAACATACTATCACTTGAATGTGGGGATGATATGTTATTCTCTAATAAAAATGGCAACCTTGAGCGATACAAAGCCCTGTGTGCTGAGAAAAAACTTATCATGGAGAAACTATCATGAAAACAGTACTTATCTTCCTGAGCCTCCTAGCGACCTATGGTGGGCCAGAACTAGAACCCAATGACATTAATTGTATAGCAACGGCGGTGTATCATGAAGCTAGAGGTGAACCAGAAAAAGGTCAATTTGCAGTCGCGCATGTCGTGCTCAACCGCGTTAAGTCCGACAAACACCCCAATACTGCCTGTGAGGTTGTGTACGAGCCGTACCAATTCACAGACATTGACAAAGCGAACCCCAAGGCAGGATTACATTGGGATAAAGCAGTATATGTTGCAATCCTTAGCTCTACTGGATTACGCGGAGATCGAACGAAAGGTGCTACAATGTACCACAACCCGATCACTGCGCCTAGTCCAAGATGGGATTTTAGTCAACTAGCCTACGTGGATGATATTTATAACCATAGGTTTTACAGGGAGAAATAACATGAAACTTTTTAGATATTTACTTATAAACTCATTATTTGTTGTTTGCCTATATTTAGGACTTTATGAGGAAATTGAAGGTTTTAAGAACATAAGTATTTTCTACTGCTGGTTGGCTTTCATTGCCTCAGTACTAGCATTAGTTATGACTACTGAGAAAAATATGAAAGCCTGTAGTAAAAAATATACTCCAAGACCAATAGCAAAGTGGTTTGATGTTTCTTTTGACCTGTTGGTTACTTGTACTCTAATCTATTATGGTTTTATATTCACAGGTATTGCATATTTACTACATATTGCCTTTATTGACTACTACCACGAACAAATGGAGAAACAAAATGAAATCACATAAAATTCATAAATTTGAAAACAAACCAGGCTACCCGTATCTAGGTGATTATAAAGGTAAGTTCATTGTACTTTTTACTTCTGAAGAAACAGGTACATTGGTTCACAAGGATAAAGATTTTCATAATTATAAATTGGGTGAATACTCTACGGAGTGGTCTGAAAAAGATTTTATTACCTGTAGAGATACTATTCAATTATTTAATGACTAGTTTAATATGGATCATATTCTGGTTGTGGGTTTTTAAACAGTACAAGAAACCCAAACCAACTATTAGGGCAAGCTATGACACATACTGCCCACAGTTCGCACCTATGTTTACCTATATGGCATTGGACTACGAGCCATAGTGCGATAATCGAAGTCTCCTTTTCGAGGTGAGGTTGGGGTAGGTCATAGCACCCCAACCTCTTTTTATAGGAGACTCTCATGACATTAGAATGTACTCAAGAACAATTTGAAGACATACACGAAAGTGTAACCCGAACACGGTCTAACTCTAAGACTGTTAAGGTTGATAAGCAAGCCTTAGTCAATTTGCTTATAGATCACTCAACATTACTACAAGAAAAGGAAACGCTATGATAGATGAAACACTAGTAGGCCAGAAGATAAAGGCCATTAGGCTCCAGACTGACGAAGAAATGGATTTCGAAGATTGGGACGAAAAAGCTACTGTTATTGAGTTAGAAAGTGGTGTTTTAATATACCCCTCTCGTGACGATGAAGGAAATAGTAGCGGAACACTATTTATGAGACTTGGTGACCAAGGTGGTTACCTTTTTGGAGGAGAATAAGCTATGAAAATGAATACACAAAAGCGTGAGTTTGAAACTGATATTGATACAACACAAGTTCGAGGTTTTGAAATCAAACAAAATGCACATATGTTACGTATGCTGTCAGATGGTATTTACTCTGATAAACCACTCGCTGTTGTACGTGAGTTAAGCTGTAACGCTTGGGACGCACACATTGTTGCTGATAACGAGGATACACCGTTCCACATTCACTTACCAAATGATATGGAACCATATTTCTCTCTTCGAGATTTCGGTACAGGACTCTCTGAAGACGATATCTATGGTTTATACTGTACATATGGTGGAACCAATAAAGATCAGTCCAACGAAGTCACTGGTGGTTTTGGACTAGGTTCTAAATCACCTTTTGCTTACACAGATCAATTTACTGTCACAAGCTTTTATGGTGGTCGTAAGATGATGTTCAATGCTTTCATTGCTGAGAATGCTGAATTTCAAATCATCAAAGTATTAGATGAAGCAACTGATGAACCCGTAGGTTTAGAAGTACATATGCCTGTCGAAGCTCGTGATTTCAGTGCGTTTGCTGATCGTACTCGCAAGGTTCTCAAGCGTTTTCCAGTTATGCCTCTTGTTGATGGTGTATCTGAGTTTAAAATAGATGAAGTTAAGTATCTCATTGAAACTCCCACTTACAAAATCAGAGACGTACGCAGAGGTTACTATGGTATTTCAGGTAAGTCTTATGCTCTTCAAGGTTTAGTGGCTTATCCTATTGATGCTTCATCAATGCAGAGTGAGTTAACTCACCTGCAAAGAGTCCTTTTGGACTCTGCGATGGATATTCATTTTGATATGGGTGAAATTGCAATGACTGTTTCTCGTGAAAATATCAATTATGATAAAATTACAGAAGCTAACATTATTAAAAAGCTTAATCAGATTGCCGATCAACTCCCACTACTTGCTCAAAAAGAAATGGATGAAGCTAAGACTATGTGGGAAGCCAAGATAGCATGGAATAAGTGGGGTAAAGAGTCTGACTTACACATGCGTATCAAAGAACACATTGGTGAGCGTCTAACTTACAAGGGTCAAATTATTAATAAGGGCCACGTAGAGTTTAACTTCTCAACTCTTGTTACCAAAGTGCGTGAAGGTCTTGATGATATTCAGGAGGATAATCCATATGCTGATGTATTATACTTTTCTCGTGCTGCTTTTGATCTAAAACGTGTTTCATCTGAGAGAAAATATAGAGGTCGTATTGTAGCAGTTCCAGATACAATCTTTATATATGATGATACTGATACCAAGATGTATAATCAGAAAATGGACTATCATTTCCGTGGTGAGAAGAAAAATGTCTATTTCATTAAAGCTGAGAAAAAGCATCTTAAGAAAATCAAAAAACAACTTGGTAACCCACCAATCCAGAAATGGTCTGATTACGAAGAAGTTCCTAAAGGTCATTTTCAAACCATTCGTGGTAGTTACGAGGTTAAGAAGTTATTAAAATACCGTGGTCCCTATACTGAATATTGGGAAGATACCAATCATCAAGTATCCGATGGTGGTCTTTATGTTATGACTTACTCTCGTGAACCAAAGCTTGATAACCTTCGTAGTAATTTACACAATGTAATTGATCTATGTACAAAACTTGGAATTACTGATGAAACAGTATTCGGTATTCAATCTTCATTTAAAAACATACCTGAGCAAAACGAGGGTTGGGTTCACTTACCCGATGTCTTTAAGGAAGGTGTTGATAAATTATTAGCTAATATAAATGTCAATCGTATTATGACTGACTATATAGCTTATTCAAATGCTATGAGTAGTAGTTATCTAGATAGTATTTTAAAACACTTAGCTGACTCACAAGACGATCTTTTAAGATCAAGTCGAGGTGAAATGGCTCAACTAGTAAAAGCCTGTAAAGTAATGGAGCCAACCGAGCAAGCTAAAAACCTCTATAAAGCTATAAAAGTTCTAGGTTATGAGTATAGAACTTTAAAACCAACTTTTGACTTGCCAAATCTTTTAGAAAAGTGTAAGACAAAGTACCCACTATTAGAAACTTTACGACATAGTGGACAACATAATCACAAAATTCACTACATTAATGTTTGTGATGCCTCACCAAGTATTAAAATCTAAGGAGAAAAACTATGAATATTATTATTACTTCCCAATCTGCTACTGTAATTGTAGAAGGTAAACCATATACTGTTGCTAAAGAACACAAGCGTTTTAAAGAGTTAATTGCTGCTTATAAAACAGGCGATGTTAAGCGTGTTAAAGCTGTTATTGATAAACTCAATGAAATTCGTGAGTGGGGTAACGACAAGAACGTCAAAGTCATTGGAGGTGTTGTTTACTATAAAGGTGAACACATGGAGAATGCGATTACTAATCGTATTGCAGATTGGATAGGACATGATCTTGATCCTCAACCAATGATTAATTTCCTTGAGCGTATTCTTGCTAACCCATCTTATCAGTCTCGTGAAGAATTACTCTTGTTCTTAGAACATAACAATCTTCCAATTCAAGAAGACGGATCGTTTCTAGCTTATAAGGTAGTTCGCAAAGATTATCTTGATAAACATTCAGGCACATTTGACAATTCTGTAGGTCAAACTGTTGAAATGGATCGTGGAGAAGTTGATGATCGCCGCCAGAATACATGTTCAGCAGGTCTTCATTTTTGTAGTCGTGAGTACATTCCTCATTTCAGCCATGGTGAAAGTCGCTTAATGTTACTTTCAATCGATCCTGCTGATGTTGTTTCAATCCCTAACGACTATAATAACTCAAAAGGTCGTTGTTGTCGTTATAAAGTTATTGATGAAGTAACTGAAACTCAAGAATTTAACTCTCCATTACACACTGGAAAATATACGATCCAAGTAGTTACAGACATGTTTAAGTTTGTATGGGAGACAGATGATTGGGGTGATGAAACTTTCACTACTCATGACTGCCTTGACGAGCCGATTGTGTTTACGACAATGCAAGCTGCTCGTGAATTCTTTGATAATGTTGATAAGGAATTTCTTTACGATGATGGTTTTGAACTTGATTACGATGAAGAAGTATCCATTCAAATTGTTGATGAAAACGACCAAGTAGTCGTTGCTAAAGTTATTACAAACTAAGTAAAATAAACCCTGCGTTAAAGTAACGCAGGGTTTTAAAGGGAGAGTTAAAAATGTGGAGATTGTTTCATAAGTTATTCGGTTATGACTACGTTTTATTACAGTTTGGCTATACATGGTATGTAAAACGCGCTCATAAAATGCCGAATGGAGAAATGTATGTTAAACTACTATCAGGTGTGCATATATTATATAGAGATTTAACTATGAGTGGTAGGTTTGGAAAATACATACCTTTAACTTGGAAGGGATAAGATGAAAAAACTATTTTTATTACTAACAGTTTTATTAGTCACAGCGTGTAATGAAGAACAATATTCTTACTGTAAAGAGGAAATTATTCCTACAATTTGTAAACATTCCAACCCTGAGAAAGTTGAGCTTTACAAATTCTGTTTAGAACAACTTGCAGGAATGCGAGGGTCGCAAGGCGGCGACTATACTACTCACGATGATGAAGATATTGACCATGCTATACGTCAGTGTCAGCGTTCAGCATATTACACATCTGGTTCTGGTAAAAAAGTATGTGAACCAAATCCAGAATACGTAGCACAACAGGAGCATTGTAATGAAACTATTAAGCAACCCGACTAGTAATCCAAAAGTTGCTAAAAACTCTAAACTCGGAGTTCTCACAGCACCACTTCACCTTGCACCATACGATCTATCTGGTTATCAAGTATGCCCGATGGCTAGTGCAGGTTGTGCGGCAGCGTGTCTTAACACAGCAGGACGTGGTGGTATGTTTAAGAAAGGCGAGAACACCAACATGATACAGGAAGCTCGTAAGCGTAAGACTTTGATGTATTTCGAAGAACGTGATAAGTTCCTTGAACTTCTATACAAAGATATTGAGTTTATGGTGCGCAAAGCCAAACGTGAAAATCTAGAGTGTGGTATTCGTTTAAATGCTACCTCTGATATTCCATGGGAGCGTGTACTTTACAAGGGCAAGAACATGATGGAGCATTTTCCTGACGTTCAATTTTATGACTATACTAAGAGACATAATCGTAAGGATTTACCTGATAACTATCATCTTACATATTCACTTGCTGAAGATAATGATGATCGTGCTGAAGAAGCATTTAATAATGGTATGAATATTGCCGCTGTTTTCAGAAAAGACTTGCCTGACGAGTTTAAACTTGGTAAGCATTGTGTTCCCGTTATTGATGGTGATGAACATGATTACCGTCCTATAGACCCTCAGGGCGTAATCGTGGGACTAAAAGCCAAAGGTAAGGCTAAAACAGACAACACAGGATTTGTAAGATGAAATTTCATAACCTACAATCTTCTATTCGCTTAAGTTGTGTAATACGGATGAACTTTGGTGACGACATAACTATTGAAAAATTAAGAGAGTTTCATAAAAATACAGGTTTAAGAACTTTAAACAATATAGGTGAAAAATCAGTTATTGAATTTGAAAATATATTGGATAAATATAAATACTTACCTTTAAAAAGCGAAATAATGGAAGCAATAGACGCTTCTCACAGATTAGCTGATTATTGTATTCAAGAGGGAGGTAACGAGGAAACTGTGACTGAAGACCTTCACTCTATACGTAAAGTAACAGATTTTTTGAGAGATTTGTAAGATGAGCGCAGTAAAAATTGAGATTATAAAATCAGAAGATGGGGACCTATCTATTTTTAAAAACGGACAACCGTATCATGATTGTTACTTTGATTCTTATTCAGACTTAAGCCAAGAAACTATTGATAAATTAAATGAAGGATTAAAATGAATAAGTGGGACATCAGATGGTTACAACTAGCTCAGTTTATCTCAAATTGGAGCAAAGACCCGTCCACCAAAGTGGGGGCAGTTGTAGCCATAGGTAAGGAAGAGATCAGCAAAGGTTATAATGGGTTTGCACGAGGTGAAAACGATCATCCTCTTCTTTATAAAGATCGTGAGTATAAGTATAAACACATATTACACGCTGAAGATAACGCACTGGAACGTGCTGAAGGATATGATTTATCTGAAGCTACCTTCTATACTTGGCCTTGCCAACCATGTGCTGTTTGTACTCAAAAACTTATAGATAAAGGCGTTAAAAGAATTGTCACAGTCGCGCCAACTCAAGATATGTTAGACCGCTGGAAAGATAGTTTTGAAGAATCACAAAAACTGCTTGACAGTGCAGGTGTAGAAATTCTATTCTACTCGGGAGATCAATTAATAATTTAGTTCTGTGGCTGGGTCGTCATACCTATACTGACATAAAAACCGCATTCCCCAATGAGGCAGCTAATGAGGGGCGTGGGTCCAACACGTAATGTATGCAGGTGCTTTCGCCTGAGAGACTTTGGATAAAAATGAAGCGAGCTGTTGAGCAGCCGAGTCTCGGACGAGCGGGAGGTACTTGCGACAAGAAACCCTCCCAATTTATTTTAACGGGGATTAAATGTACAAAGTAATAGATACTAAAGTAGAGAATGGTGTAGTAATTAAAATCTATGAGGCAGGATATGCCGAAGGATACGGAGAGCAAGATGAAACATGCATTACCACCAATCAACAAATGGTTGGATCAGACGAAACTTAAAGATCAATATCCAGAAGCTGTGTTTGTGGGAGAATTTCCAGTTGCTCCTCATGCAAACATAGCAGGTAGCTTATTTTGGCAACCTAATCCACCTCACGATTATAGTAATTACTTTCTAATTTATTATAATCCGTTCAGAGAATCAGTTTACATAACATCTGGAAAACCTCAATCTGAAACCATATACACTGGCCTTATTACACCTAATGGGGACTTTATTTATTCACGCCACAGGCACGATTGTGTCAACCATGATGGTTGTATGATCGATGGAGGAGACGCTTATGTCAGAACAAATAGTCAAGGTGACCTCGTTACATTTCGGATTTCTGGTCATAGTTTGGAGCTTATTAGTGATTAGTTTAATATTATACAACAACCAACACTCAATGGAAGATAAAATGGAAGCCTTTAGAGGCGACTATAATATATCTAAAGAACATTTTGGTACGACAATTAAAGAAATTAACTCTAACGTAAATGAGATTTTTGAATATCGTAGAGAAAAGAAAGATCATTGGAAAAAACCAATGGAAATGGCTCTGGATGGTTATGGTGACTGTGAAGACTTTGCCATCTTCAAATACCATGCTTTAAAACAATTGGGTCACAACGTCAAAGTGTTAGTGGTACACATGTATAAAAAAGCTGAGGATCACGCAGTCCTTTTGGTGGATGATAAATACGTACTCGACAATATGACGGACAATATTTTAGAGTACGACACATTTATGAAAGACAAGAAACTTTGGTACGTTATCAACGAGTATAATGTTGGTGTTGCACCACCAGATAATTTAAGTAAGGGAGCTTAGTATGTCTAGGTATCATTACAGAGCTTTCTGTGGAAATTGTAATACAACGGTAAGAAGAGATACTTGCAACACATTTATGTCAGCTTTTTTCCTTGGTAAAAGATGCACTACTTGTGGAGAACGTAAAAGTGACAGACTTTTTGCAGATACATCTTGGAAAGTAGAATTTGGTAACTGGGAAAGACAAAAGAAATTTAATCTACTTAAACCAAAGACTTGGTGTTCCAAGTATGATTGGGTAGAATTTAAAGAGGAGAGTTAAATGTTAAAAATAATCGGAAAGCACGATGAAAATACTATTCAACAAGCTAAAAACTGTCTATCAATGGGTGCTGACAAGTTCATACTCTGTGCTGATGGTCATTTGGGATACGGCCATCCTATTGGTGGAGTGGCTGCTTATCGTGATAAGATTAGCATTTCTGGTGTTGGTTTTGATATTGCTTGTGGTAATATGGCTGTTAAACTCCCTATCAAGGCTTTTGAAGTTGCCGACTGGTATGAAATCGGGAAGAAAATCTCGGAAACAATCTCCTTTGGTATGGGAAGAACGAATCCACTCCCAGTTGAATGTGGATTCCTTGATACAAATGCCAACTGGGAAAACGAAGCACTAAAAGGTTTGAAAGACTTAGCCGCTAACCAATTAGGTACGGTAGGTTCAGGTAACCATTACGTAGATGTATTCTATGATGATGACTACTTTGTATGGATTGGAGTTCACTTTGGTTCTCGTGGTCTAGGTCATAAAGCTACTACACACTTCTTAAAAACACTGGGAGCCAGATCAGGTATGGACGCTGATCCATGCCTTGTCGATATGGATAGTGATATTGGAGAAGCTTATTTTGAAGCAATGACATTAGGAGGTGAGTATGCTTACGCTGGAAGAGAGTGGGTTTGTAAAACAGTGGCTGAAATCATACAAGGAAATTCCGAGTACCTTGATGTCGTCCACAACCACCACAACTTTGCGTGGAAGGAAGAGCACGACGGAGAAAACTACTTTGTCGTGCGTAAAGGTTCAACACCAGCCTTTCCAGATCAGAGATCATTCATTGGATCAACAATGTCTGACCAGTCTGTTATCGTACGAGGACTGGATACTCCAGCTGCTAAAGAGAACATGTATTCAACAGTACATGGAGCAGGTCGAGAACTATCTCGCACTCAGGCAAAGGGAAAGTGGAAACGTGGTGTACAGATCACCAAGGGTCTCGTTGACGAAGACGAAATGCGCAATGAAATGCGAACAGCAGGGGTACATTTGTTTGGAGCAGGAGCTGATGAAGCACCTGCGTGTTACAAAAAATTAGATGAAGTGCTTGAATACCACAAGGATTCTGTGGTAGTAGAAACTAGACTAACGCCATTGATTGTATGTATGGCTTCCGCTGACACCAAGGACCCCTATAAAGATTGATAAAGTAATCCTTATATAGTATAGTATATAAAACTGTATAAGGATTACTATGAAAAAGTTTACCCACACTCAAGAAACTAAAAATAAAATAAGTAAGGCAGCTAGGGGTAAAGGTAAGGGTGGATTTAATACCAAAATCAACTGTGACATTTGTGGACAACAAATGTCACCCGCTAATTTAGCTAGACATAGAGAACCCTGCATTAAGGTACAAGGAAAACTCCTTAATGGTAAACAATTAAGTGTTAAAGAGTATAAGCAATTAAGAATTGCTTTACGAGTAAAAAACTGGGATGTTGATGAGTATTTAAAAAAGCATAGTGAACAAAATAATAAGTGTTGTATATGTGGAGATAAACCTGCTAAGGGTAGACTAGATGCTGATCACTGTCACAGCACTGGGCAACCACGAGGGTTACTCTGTGGTAGATGTAATGTGGGTTTAGGTTGTTTTAAAGACGACAGAACAATTTTAACGAGTGCTATTAAGTACTTAAAGGAGCAAAAAGAATGAAATTAAATGATTACGTATACAAAGAAGGTGGCTATGAGTTTGATGGTAAAATTGTAGCTGAGTTTGAAAATACTCAAGGATCAACTCGTTTTGTTGTAGAACATGCTGACAGTGGTATGTTACACATCTTTAATGGGAGTCAACTTGCTCGTGCAGGAGACAACTTTGGTAAAGAAATCGAATGGCGCATTAATAACCGTGGTGCGTTGTCTGATAGAATTGGATACATGGTTAAGGAGTTAATGAACGATGGCTAGATATTATCGAGTACTAGAAGATAATTTCCTTTGGAAAAAGGGAGCAATTATTTCTGATAGAAAGACAGTAAATCACTTTTACCCTATTCAAGAAGATGTGTGGGATCATGTCCCATGTGGAAACGAGTATATTTCAGGAGGCATCATAAATCACCCTGATAACGCTATCTTTTTCGAACGAGTATATCCTGATACTGTATCAGGTAAGTTTTTTCAAACCAAAGATCAAGTAATTCAAGCATATGAGAAGGCGTTTAAATAATGGCTAAACCTAAAAAAGAAAAAGTAACATTTGAATTTCCTATGGGAGTTCGAGTAAAAGACAGAGTAACTCTAGCAGAGGGTATTGTGGATATGAGAGCACAATACCTAAACGGTTGTATACGTTACTCTGTTCAACCTCAAGTTGACAAACCAAATGCTGATAAACGTCCAGAGTCTTATTGGATTGACGAAGCACAACTGGAGTATGTTGATGAAGGATTGAACGCTAAACCAGTTAAACAGTCACCTACAGGTGGACCAACGGAATCTTCAGCAGGAGCACGAATGTAATGTTTAAACTACAAGACATGTTACGAGATATCGTAATTAAAATGAGAGATGAGAAACCTTTAACTAAGTTTGAGAAAGTTATCTTTGAGCAGGAAAAAGCTAAAGCTAAACGCATCGAAAAACTGCGTGCAAAGTTTGATGGTACTCGACAACACATTGGTTCTATAGACACAGGTGACTTCAATAAAAAAGGCGAACGTGTTCATGTACCAGTGTTTATTGTAACCAATCATACACCTAACAGTAAGTATACTGGTGAAAAACTACGCAAGATTCGTAAGGATCAAGCAAAGTCTGGAGCTAAGTTACATCCAGAGTTGAAAGATAAAATTGTAGATTTGTGGACTTACCCGAAAGATTTCCATGAACCTAAAACTTTAACACGTCAACAACGCAGAAATATTCAACGAGTAACAGAAAAACAGGAGAAAAGAAATGAACGTACAGCTAATTCCAGTCGATAGTTCTAACTTAGAAAAAGTAGGATATGATCCCGAAGCTAAAAAACTAATAGCAGGGTTTAAAGGAGGTACACTATATGAGTACTCTGGCGTTCCTTTAACAGTGTATGGTAGACTATTAGCAGCAGAAAGTCATGGAAAATTCCTTAACAGTGAAGTTAAGGGTGTTTTCGATTACCAAAAGATAGGATAGTAAATGATTAAACAAGTAAAACTAAAAACTACAGGTGTTCCTAATGATCTTATGGAACGAGATATTTCTATATACTGGGGACTGTCTCAAGGAATACGTGGTAATGTACTACCTCGGGAGCGTGTAGAGCGTCAGATTTCTTTTGTCTTGGCTAACTCTAAAGCTTCTTCAATAAAGTTACAGCAAAAATTTTTAGAATTACGAGAGTTAAACAGAAAAAGAACTGATGCTTAACATTAATCAATTAGGATTACATGACCTAGAAGGAGTGTCTTACCTAATACAATCTAATAAAGACGTACAAAATGCGGTGGGAATTCAAAACCCACCGCTTTTTAATCTACACACTCGGTGTTTTCCACCGCATAACTTTAACATACAAGATCAAGAACCCACTAAAGAGTTCTTGGATCAAGTTAATTTAAATTGTCCAGTTGTTAAAAACTTTTTACCTACTGTAAAAGATAATCCTAAGTGTTTATTCTTAGATGACTCTTCTAAGAATATAGAATTGATATACTATTTGAACAATATTTTATCCCCAACAATGCCTTCGGTAATGCCGATAGGAATGTTGAGAGAAAAAGATTTAACCATAGAGTTATATAAATCGAACTTAAGAACAATCGTATTAACTGATGCTGATAATAAATCAGACATGTTGAGAACTTATGCTAAACACGGTTACTATTCACCTTCAAGATTACTATTTGTTGGTGATAAAACTACACCGTTAAATGACTTGATCAAATTTACTAAGCCAAAACAAAAAATCTCTCCACTGTTAAGAGACACAGAACAATGGAAACGATTAGGAAACTCAATCTTGAGAAAAAGGATGCTTGAATGCCATTAGCACTAAGAGAAAAACAAGTTACCGATCTCTCATTCTACCTAAACAATGATAGATGGTTAAACTTATCTGACCCAGGCGTTGGTAAGACTCCATCAGTTTGTGTGTACATTGAGCATCTGTTCACATCTGAAGGTACTCAAACGCTTTGGACCATGCCTAAGTCATTGTTAAGAAAGAATAAAATGGAGTTGCATAACTTCACAAACTTAACAGATGAACAAGTAATTATTATTGACGGTACTCCTAAACAACGTGCGGAACAAATGTCACGTAAAGAGGGAGTAGTATGGTTAATGGGCTTCACTCGTTATGGTGATGACTGGAAGACTTTGAAAGACCAACATCCAAACATTAACGCTACGTTTATCGATGAGTCTCACATGGGTTTTAAAAGTCATAACTCTAAGAGAACCAAGTCTTTGTTTCAATCGATGCGTAAGATAAAATATTTTGGAGTAATGTCAGGTACATTAATCGATGGTAGACTCGATAGTTGTTACCCAGCTATCCATATTATTGAGCCACGTTATTACGCAAGCCACTTCTCGTTCTTAATGCAACATGCAATCATGGATGATATGGGACAGGTTCAGATGTGGACTGGTCATGATAAGATTGGACGTATCTTTATGAGACATGGTATTCGCCGTACCTTTGAAGAGGAGTACGGTAAAGAGGAACCAGTTATTCAGGTAGACTGGTGTGATATGCATCCTAAACAATTACGTGCTTACACTGAGTTTGAAGAACAGGCTGTTCTAGAACTTGACGAGTACCTTGATAAGATTGAGAGTGACGTACTTGAGGGTTTTGAAGGTGGTGTTAAAGCGATTCGCTGTCGTCAGATAATGGCTCACCCCCACACATTTAAAATCTTAAAAGACGATGAACTGACTGGCAAAGATGAACAGTTAATGATTCACTTAGAAGACCACAAGAACACTGGAAAGCCATTGTTGATCTATTCTGTACTACAACCAGAACAAGAAAGAATTTACAGTCTTTGTAATAAATTAGGATTTCGAGTTGGATTGATTAATGGTAATGTTCCTGCTAAAGTTCGTGGACAGATTGATGTTGACTTTCAAAATGGTGATCTAGACATTGTAGTAGCTTCACCTGAGACAACGGCAGTAGGTTATAACTGGGGCCACTTAGACCACATCATCTTTGCTTCTATTGATTATAAGGACAGTAATTTCACTCAAGGTTACAAGAGAGCCATTCGTAAGAAACGTGAAAGAGCATTGCGTGTAACTGTCTTAGGATATAATTGTCCTGTAGAAAAAAGTATATTTAAAATCGTTAACGCTAAGTCACGAAGTTTAAATAAAGTTGACCCCACTTACAAAGTATTAACTATTGGAGAGCATAATGGGAAAGGGTACAAGAAACAAAGCGAGGGGACGGAAGAGGCCTTCGGGTGGTAACCAGACTCGTATTAACGATAAGTTTCTTAGTAGACAAAAGAACTATAAATGGGTGCAGTACTGTGAATTTTTTCACAACATGAATTACGGAGTAATTTTATACGAAGCTGCCCATACTAAATCAAAATATGTCTATGTATCAGATGGGTCTAGAGTTTTTAAAACTAGGTTTTCTGACCACCCACCTAACAAAGACAAAGAACTAAATGGCGATTGTAACTTCTTTGTGGGCAGATCAAATTTTAATACTACTCACACTCAAGAAGCTATAATGGCAACTTTAAAACATTTTGAAAAAACAACTTGACTCCGTTTTTTAATAGGAGTAAGGTAACCGAAGTTCAGTCAATAGTGATTGTTCTAACATGAAAACGAAACTAAAAAGGAAGATGAATATGACTAACCCAGTAGACGCAGCTATCGCAGCTGCAAAAGAACAAGCAGCAGAAGCCGCACCCGTTACAGACGTAGCAACAACTCAACCACAAGCGACAGCAGTAGCACAGGTAGCAAATACAGGTGTTGCATTCGGACTTGACGATCTTACCACAGGTGGAATGTCTGTTGACGATTGGCTTAAGGTTAAGGAAGTTGGTTTGACTGTTGGGAGCCACGCTGCTAAGTTCTTTGACGATGCTGAATTCATTCTTGACACCGCTACAGTTCAACGCTGTGATGTTGTTAAGTTTGGAAAACCTGCACAGTACCTAAAAACTTATGATCGCGCAACGTGTGATGGTGTAGGTACATGGCAAGAAGCTCTTGCTCGTGCTAAGCAAGTCGACCCTGGCGTACGTCCTTATGCTAGTGCAGACCTTCAACTGGAAGCAGTAGAAGACATTGTACATAAGGATGGTACGAAGCTTATCGAAGCTGGTCAAACTCTAGGTCACTCAACTTCAACTACAAACTGGGGTAACTTCTCTGGCTTGATGAAACAGTTGAAAGCACAAGGTGACTTAGGTAAGAAAATCAAAGTTAAAGTGGGCTTCGAAGCTAAGGCTAAGGACTCTTATACTTGGGGTATTCTTACTTTTGAACTTGTAGAAGTTCTAGAAGACTAATATGTGCGCGGTGTGGGGAGGAGCATGGGCCTCCCCACATTTTTCTTGGGAGAATTGATATGAAAATTACAATATATGACGGAAACAACTGGTTTCGCAGACGTATAGAAACAGATATGGAAGGTAAAGCTGTATCTTCTTGTTTCTTTGAAGTACAAAACTCACCCTCTTTTCCCATTGTTGTATGGGATGGTTTTAATTCACGTAAAAAGAGAAAAGAAATTTATCCTGAATACAAAGCTTCACGTAAAGCTGCAGGGGAATCGATTTACGACAGCCAAGATATGTTAGCTAAACTTCTTGAGTTTGGTAAAGGACTATCAATTCGGATACCAGAGTTTGAGGCTGACGATGTTATTGCTTATCTGGCTAGACGATATGGTGATGCAGGTCATGAGATATTTATTGAAAGCAACGATGGTGACTTAGCACAGTTAGGATTTCCCTTAGCTACCTCTAAGAATCATGGTCCACCACAATGGATTGCACTGAACAAGACATTAGTTGGTGACTCCTCCGATAATATTCCAGGGGCGAAGGGCTTTGGAAAAGGCACATGGGAAAAACTTTCTGAACAAGATATGCAAACTTTATCTGCTATTGTAGTTTCATATATTAATGAAACTGAAGAGAGAGTTCTCGAACAACTTGATACAGTTCAGCCTTTAAGTAAGACAGTAAAAAACTGGATGGTTAAAAAAGATAACCGTCAGTTACTTTTAGACTTCTATAAGATTATTAATTTTATACCTGTACCAGAAGATTTAATTGAAGAACATACCAAGGTTGGTCTTAAAAGACCAGAGCTAGCTACACCAATTTTGAAAGAGTACATGCTTTGAATGAAAAATTAATCTTTGAAAACCAAGAAGAAGTTGATGTCTGTAATGAAATTTTAGCTTTGGTTAATAAAATAGCAGAGAGAGTTGATGATGTCACAGTAATGAGAGGAGCTTTAGCTGCCGCTGCATTATACTGTCACCACTCAATAACAAAGCAACAAATAGGTTTATGGGTTGAAGCTGACACCCAAATTGTCACAGCAGAATTTGAAGAACTATTAAGAGGTCTATCTCAATCTAGAACAGGAATACCACTCGCTAACTAAGGAGCAAATATGTTAGATAAAACTTTTGATCTTATAGAAAAGATCACAGATGAACCATCCAAGAATAAAAAAATAGCACTGATCAAGAAGTTTGATAAGACAGGAAAGAAGGTTTTACAATACGCCTTTGATCCATTCAAAACCTTTGGTCTTGCCAGCAGTATTGAATTACAGTACCTACCTGAGGGAGCAAAAGTTTCTTCAATAACTCCTGATGAAGTCTTTGAACTATTAGACAAGCTAGCCAATAGAGAACTGACAGGTAACGCAGCTATCCAAGCTGTTGAAAAAGCTATGTCTCTTTCGACTCACAGTCAAGCATGGTTAATTTATCACATCATTCAAAAGGATTTACGTTGTGGTATCTCTGTAAGCAGTTGTAATAAAGCTTTCGGTAAAGGATTTATTCCTGTATTTGAAACTATGCTGGCTCATAAGTACGACCCTAACCGTGTTACAGCATGGCCTGTATACGTAGAGCCAAAGCTAGATGGTATGAGAGCCGTAGCTATTGTAAACACCTCAGGTGTCCGTTTTGTATCTCGTAATGGTAAGTCGATTACTTCTATTCCACATCTTGAAAAACAAATCATGAATGTGTTTACACCACATAATGGTGGTAATTTATACATTGATGGTGAACTTACATCAGGTGATAATTTTAATATTTCAATCTCTGTATTACGTAAGAAAGATCAAGTTGCTAGTGAAGCAAAGTTTCATATCTTTGAAGTTCTAACGCATGAAGAGTTTACTGGTAATGGCGACACACCATTTACTGAAAGAATGAAGCGTATACCAAGTCTGAACTCTCAACCTAATCTTGTGCCAGTTAGTCGCCGTACTCTTCATAACGATGAAGAGATCATTGATTATTTTAATTCTCTACTTAACAATGGTGAAGAAGGAGTTATTGTAAAGAATGGTGATGGTATCTATGAGCCTAAACGCTCATACAATTGGATGAAGATTAAAGACTGCAACGATGCTGACTTAGAAGTGGTCGGTGTTTTCGAGGGACAGGGCAAGTACGAGGGACAGCTAGGTGGACTTATTGTGGATCACAAAGGTGTTGAAGTACGTGTTGGTTCAGGTCTTAGTGATGAAGATAGACAGGACATGTGGCATATACAAGACGAACTGATAGGTCTTATAGCCGAAGTACAATACCATGAGGTAACTCCTGATGGTTCTCTACGTCACCCACGCTTTGTAAGATTTCGTGATGATAAAGACGCATCCTAACATATTCAAACTCGGAAAAGTCAAAGACAGTAAAGTCTATGACATGTTCCGAGACTTTGAAGAAATAAAAAAAGAAATTGAAGAAGCTCATCCCACTGCTAATTTTATGTGGGGTCAGTGTATGTTATTTCATTTAGAGTTGAAACGAAGGTTTCCAGATGCTAAGTGTTTATTCTCAAGTAACCACGTTGTTACTGAAATAGACGGGAGCGTTTGGGATTGGAGTGGTTGCTTATGGTTTTCTCCAAAGTCAGAACCCTACATGTATGATAGATATTTAAATAGAATAGAGGAGTTTTTAGATGAAGAGTGCAACACCGATCCTAGTAGACGCAACAAACTATGAGGTTTTAATACCACACATCTGTAGTCTAATGACTGCACCAGTTGTAGGTTTTGATATAGAAACTTACGATGAAGCCCACGAAGGCATTGCTACTTACCGTAACAAAAAGCGATTAGTATTTGATACAGAGCGTACCATCATAGCAGGTTTCTCAGTTTATTCTGAAGGTGACGAGAACGCATACTACGTAAATCTTAGTCACGCTGACGAGGACAAGAGAGTCCCTTGGGAAGAAGCTGTTAAAATTCTACACGCAATTCCTGATACCACTTTGATTTGTGCTCATAATGCACCCTTTGAAATTACAATGATGGGTAAGTCTTTGAACTATGAGTTCGGAGAAAACCTTATCTGTACACTACAAATGGCAGTGTCAGCTTACAGTCCTGACGAATACCCACAAGACAAATGGATAGCAGGACAGTTGGGTGGTTTGAAAAAACTCAACACAGATATCTCAAGAGAGTTCGCTACATGGCAACAGGGCGACAACATGACTCCCTCACAGCACGAGCTTTTGATTAAGGTAATCGCTAAGCAGTCTGATGCTGACCACTGTTACAATGGGTTCATTAAATCTATAGCTTATGGTTACGGACTCAAGCAAGCAGTCAAATCTTGGTTCGGTTTCGAGATGGCCTCTTTCGATGATACTCTAGGTGACAAAGAAAACATGGGGGCATTGACAGGACCCGAGGTTGTTGCTTATGGTGCTGATGATGCATTCTGGTGTGTGAAACTATTCTATAAATTGTTAGAGTTCATGAAAACTCATTGTCCAAATGCTATTCAGTGTTTCATGGAACAAGAGAATCCAATGATCCATGTGTATGCTGATCTATGGAGACAAGGGCTATTAGTTAACCAGCCATCTATCCTTGAGCGTCAAGACATCGAGCGATCAGAGTATGCTCAAGCACTACGTGAGTTGAAGACTGCTTGTCAAGCACTGCTCCCATTCCCAACTGAACCGCATAGTGGACTTATGAAGAATGACAAATGGTACGCTAAGAAGCCAGCTGAATTGAGAGAACGCTTTGAAGCATGGATAGAGACACCTAATGATGAGTCTGACTTTAACCAATGTAAGCAAGTATCCTCAGCAGTTAGTAACGACTGGCAAGGAATACCTTCAACAAAGAACCAAAGTCTATCTATACAGCACTACTATCAAGTACGTCTTTTAATGTACGACTTGATGCGTATGCGTAACTACGTTTCCAAGGGCAAGACCCAAAGCGATGGCGAGTCACGAGGTAACCTTCTTCAACGTATAAATAGATGTCGCACTGATCAAGAATATCTTGTTAAGAACACACCAGAGGGGTACGAGGATCGCACAACTGAATGGTTAGATCAATGCGAAGCTGCACTTGTTGCCTTCAATAGGCTTGCGGGTATTGACCAACGCATGAAACTATATATTACTCCTTACTTAAAGTTAACTGACCCAGAGACGGATCGTATGTATCCAGTCCTGTCATCTAAGTTGGCATCACGCCGTATGGCTATGTCGTACCCTAACGGTATGCAGCTCAGTAAGCGTGGAGATAGTACCTATGTGAGAGGTTTCTATCTACCTGACCACGAAGATGAAGTCTTGATCTCCTTAGACTGGTCACAGATTGAGCTTGTTCTCATTGGAGAACTGTCAGGCGATCCTGAATTTGCCAAAGCATATGGTCAAACACCATATGAAGACCTCCACCTTGGAGCAGCAGCAGATGTTCTTAGTGTTGTTTGGCCTGAAGTTACAGAAGAAATGCTAGTTAATGCTGACAGATGGTCAGAAGATGATATCGTAACTGGTCTTCTGTATAACGCTAATGGTATTGCTATCGATAAAGGTAAGCGTAAAGGCTACTGGAGAACAGAAGTAGGTAAGGGATCAAACTTCAACTACTGGTACTCAGGCGCATTGTCTACTGTTGGTGACAGACTAGGTTGGAGTTCAGATCAGATGTGGGATGCTACTGATAAGTATCGCACAAGATTTGCAGTGGCAGAGAAGTGGAGAACTGATCTGATTGACGAAGCAAAATGGAATGGTTATGTAGAACTACCAGATGGTCTTAGACGCTACCGTGAGGAAGCCACACACCGATTTGGTACAGCATTCTCTCGTATTATAGAACAGTATAATAGTAGACCACTTACTAACTTCTATGCCACAGCACTACAGAAGATAAGAAGTAGAGCAGGAAACCAAATTGTTAACTCAATGATTCAAGGAAGTTGTGCGACTCTTGCTAAGAGATCAATCTTAGAGATAAGAAAAGAGATTATCTCAGCAGGATTTAAAGGTAGATTTAAGATGCCTATCCACGATGAACTTGTATTCTCTGTTAATAAAAACGAAGTAGTTGATTTCATTGATATGGCTAAAGAAAAAATGTGTCACCATCCTGAAATTATTTCTAATTTAGCGGTTGACTCAACAGCCTCTGTTGGTTTAACATTCGAACCTTGGACACCTAAGAAAACCTTGGGACAGATCGAGGTCGATGAAGCACCAGAAATCCTCGGGTTCAAAGTTGATAGTAAGCTTAACAATGACGAGATTAAATCATGTGTTGATTATCTCTTCGAACAAAGAAAGGCAGCGTAATGAAAGCCCACCAAAACTTTCTAAAATTAAGAGCAGAGAGTAAGCTTGAAAGAGGCGAAGCCACAATCGGAAAGGATGGTTACTTAGTTTGTGATACGTGTGGTAGTGACTGTGGACAATGCGGCTTTACCGATATACACGGTTTTCCTCAAGAATTATTAGACGACAAATATAAAATTAAAAGCAAAAGAGAAAAATCTTTATGGTTAAGAATACAGGAACAGATTCAGAAGACGATTTTGAGCTGAGAATTAAACGCGCATACGGTAAACGTGCGTTCATTTATAGAGTCACAGATAGTAAAGAGGTTAGGGGAAGGTCTGGTAAGGCCGCTTTTACTAAAGCACAGCCTAGCGACTACATCGTGACGATAGAAGGAAAGATGTTTTATGCTGAGGTTAAGTCCTCTAATAATAAAACATCTTTCCCATTCTCTCAGATTTCTAGTACCCAAATGGGTTCTTCGAGAAGACAACAAATGGCAGGGGGTGAGTACTACTTCTTCTTGCATAATGTGAACACAGACAAGTGGTACAAAGTCCCAGCCCTAGCTTTTCATGGACATGACAAAAAGTCATTTAAATGGGAAGACTTAACAAACTATGAATGGAAAATATAATGGATAACAGAGAAGATTATTTATTAGTATGTTTGATGGAAGAGTGTGGTGAATTAATTCAAGCGTCTTCAAAATGGTTAAGACATGGCGAAGATTCATTTAATCCAGACAGTTACAAAAACACTGATATGACTAATCGAGATGATTTTCTTTCCGAAGCTAATGATGTAATAGCTATTCTACAAATGTTAGGTGTAGAAGTTGATACTGGCCTATGTTTTAGCGAACGTCAGGAGAAAAAAGAACGGATTAGTAATTTTATCAAAGAAGAAACTGGAGAATAATATAATGCCCGAATATACAGACGTAATGATTGATATTGAAACATCTGGTCTACAACCAGATCGTAACGCCATCCTACAGGTTGGTGCTGTAAAGTTTAACCTAGAGACACGAGAGATTGACAGTGACTTCTTCGATGAAGCTCTTACCTTTGCACCATTTAGACATTGGGATAAAGGAACAATGGATTGGTGGGCAAAGCAACCACCACAGGTTCTTAAAGATATTACAATGAGAGCTAAACCATATCGTGAAGTGATGCAACAACTACAACAATGGATTGTAAAGACACCCAATCTACGTTTCTGGTCTAAGCCTACGCACTTTGATTTCATGTTCCTATCCAGTTACTTTAGTGATTGTGATCTAGTGAACCCATTGAATTATCGTACAGCAAAAGACATGAATACATTTATTAGTGGACTTTACTATCCTGAACCTGTATGTCAGGTAACAGAAAAAGAAGTTTCACATGACGCTGTAGCTCACAATGCTTTGAATGATTGTTTCTATCAACTTAAACTTCTATTCGCCCACATGGATAAAACAGGGAACTAAGATGAAGATCGTACTCGACACAGGATTAAAAGTAAAAACAATAGGTGACCCCCACTTAGGAAGAAATTTCTCAGTGGGGACTCCATTGACCCGTAAAGGCGATAGAGAAGAGGGACAGTTAGCCCAGTTTTCTCTAGAGCTAATGGATCAAGATTGTAATGTTAATATTATGATGGGAGATATATTTGATAAGTTTATCGTTGATCCTACTATAGTAATGGCAACCTATCAGTTGTATTCACATGCAGCGATTACTAATCCTCAAATTGATTACGTTATTCTAAGAGGAAACCATGATATTAGTAGAGATCAAAATAGATTTTCATCTTTTGATCTACTATGTCACATGTTATCTGGTATAAGAAACATAATTATCATACAAGACTTTGGTATTTATACCAGTAGAGATAGTACTACTAATTTGTTACTCAATGGTTACAACTGCTTTGCTACTACTGAAGAAATGTGCGAGGGAGCTAACTTAGAACAGTTTGGTTATGTTCATGGTGCATTTGGTCATTGGGATATCGAGAGTTATGGTGGTGACGATCACAACCTATGCCCTTATGTCTACCTATCTCAGTTTACTGACTTAATTGTGACAGGTCACATTCATACACCCTCAGAGTTTTACATACACGCTGAGACAGGTGAAAAGATTACCAAAGATTTAATAGCTCTCCACCCATACACTAAGGTTGTTGTAACAGGTTCTATGCAACCTTACACGCATGGTGAAGACCCTGATGAATTGATATATGTTACACGTACATTAAAAGAGTACGAAGAAGAGGTAGAAGTTGATCCTAAAGTGTATCACAATAAATGTCTTAGACTTTTAATTAAACCAGAAGAAGACTTACCAGAAGATTTAGATGTACTTCAGTTTCAGTATAAAATCATACGTGAGGGTAACTCAGAAGACCCAATTCAGGTTGATCTTATGAACTTTAATTTCTCTGAGTTATTTAAAGAGACATTAAAAGCACATGATGTTGATGATGAATACATAGAAACAATGTGGGACACTTATAAGGAGCTTGCTGATGTTGAAGACGATTAAATATGATGTCACGTTTGCGTCCACTATGAGAACCATCAAGGGTAACTTTGATATCGATAATGGTATGACTGCTATCACTGGCCCTAACGAGTCAGGGAAGTCTATGGTTATAGAAATGATTCGTTACGCTTTGTTCGGAACTAAAGCACTTAGAGGAGCTTCTTCTGGTTATAAGAGTTTGAAGTCTGAGTTAACATTTCTTTTACCACTACAGAGCGATGATGCCTACACTGTTAAACGTAATAAGACAGGTAGTGATTGTCTTTTACAAAACGATAAGACCATTGTGTCAGGCACGAAGCCTGTCAACGAAGCTATAGAAAAACTATTAGGCTATAACCTAGAAGTCTTTGATGTGTCTAACGCTTGTCTACAGGGACAGGTCGAGGCTCTGTCAGACAAAACACCTGCCGAACGTAAACGTATGGTCGAAAGAACGATAGGACTAGACGCTATCGAGAAAGTGATTAAGCATGTTAATAACGAAATGTCGTCCAACAAGCGCACTGTTGAAGCTCTTGAATCCACGCTACAAAGTTTACAAGAGCCTGAAAAGCCAGAAGGTTATGTGGCAGAACCAAAGAGAACAGAGAAACTTGAGCGAGGAGAGCGAGAGTTTAAAGAGTTCACAGAACTCAACGCATGGATGCAATCTAATAGTATAGAGGAGCCTGTAGCACCTACTGTTACAATACAGGAGCCACTGCAATCTTTACAACTTAAACAGGAGAAATACAATGAAATCAAAACCCGCATTAACTATCTCACAGCAAAGATGGAAGCCTTGCCCTCAACATGTTCAGTCACAGATGAGAAGTCACTTCAGGAACGCGAAGAGAAGCTTCAAGCATGGAACCAGTATCAGGAGCTTGTTCTCAGATACCCAGAGCCTCCAAGAACGCAAGAGTGGATTGACGAGCAGAGATTATGGATAAAGAATAGAGAGCTAAGTGAACAAAAAGTTACTCTACAGAAAAACATAGAGTTAGAGGAAGAACACAGTATAACATGTCCGTTATGTGATGGAGAATTTGCTAGGGGACATGAAAGACTTAGAGACTTGAAAGCTGAGTTAGCCTTCATACCTGCTACCACTCCGTTTGGTGAAATAAAAGCTAATGAACATGAGTTAAAGATGTATGAGGATATGATTCATGCCTATTCGTGTCGTCCTGATATTGTTGAGGTTGAGAAACCAGACGATACTGAAATGTTACTCATGAAAGATATTGCACAGTTTAAACTACATCAAGAGTATCTTGATCTCAGAACTGAACTTCATGCACAAGAAGATGCTTGTAAGTTTATGGTAGACTTGACTGATATGATAGAGACTAAGAAAGAAGAGACAAGAGCATTAGAATCTTATGGGGTAATTCTTGGTCAGTATAATGAGTTCATGGAAAAGAAAGATGTTGTGGAACAGAGATTGAAAGAACTATCTGGTATAGATAAGGAGATTCAGTTCTGGCGTATACAGGCTAGTCGGTTTGCTGTGTATGATAGTGAGTATAAGAGCTATGAACAACAACAAAAAATCATGGATGAAAGACAAAAAGAGATAGAAACATTAAAAAAATCAATAAATCGTGATGAAAATGTTAAAAACGGCTTGAAAGATTTGAAACCAAAGGTTAAGATGTTCTTAGTTCCAAGTCTGAATAAAGTATCAAGCATGTTGATTTCAGAAATGACTAAGGGAGAACGTAACAAAGTCGAGATTGATGAACAATTTAACATCAAGATCGATGGACAAGCCATTGAAGAACTATCTGGTTCTGGTAAAGCTGTAGCCAATCTAGCAATAAGAATAGGTTTAGGTACAGTTTTAACTAACAAAGTATTCAGTGTCTTTTTAGCAGACGAGATTGATGCCGCTATGGATAAAGATAGAGCCTCATATACTGCTGAGTGTTTACGCAATCTTAAATCAACCATTGGACAAATCGTAATAGTATCACACCAAAAGCCTGATGCAGACCATCAGATAGAATTGAGGAAATAAATGACACCACTAGAACAAAGAGTAATGGCTTTATTAGAAGAGCATAGAGGGGATTACAATCAAGTTGCCAAAGATACTCACATTAAAGCTGAAGAAATTCGCAAGATTGATATACGTCTAAATAAAAAGTTTAACTTTACACCATCAGGTGATGGTCGTAATGATTTAAAAAAGTATATGATTGCTAAAACACGTACACATCAGGAGTGGGACAACACTGATCCTAAGATTAAGAAAGCCAGACAGGATTTTGATGATGGTAAAATAGAAATGTGTACAGGCAGAGATGGACTCTACTTGATACTATATGCTATTCCTCGTAAGGTCGTAAAAATGAATAATAAACCCTACTTTACAGAATTGGAGCAAGAGAATGACTAATAACTTTGATGAAGAATACTTTCGACTATTGATGACAGTTATGAATGAAGGTGACGATAAGGGAGATCGAACAGGTACAGGAACACGTAGTGTGTTCGGGGAGCAAGCCAAGTTCGATCTCCGTGAGGGCTTCCCTCTACTTACCACCAAGAAAATGGCAACTAAAGCTATCACACATGAGCTACTATGGTTCATCAAGGGCGAGACTAACATCGGTTATCTTCTTGAGAACAACGTACATATTTGGGATCAGTGGACACCTGCGTTTAAACGTGGTGGGTTAGATGACGTGATGAAATGTTTCTCAGAAAACCCTCGTCACCCTGATCTAGATTTGGGACCAGTGTACGGTTCACAGTGGAGAGCGTGGGGAGGAGAGGACTATATAGATGTTGATACTGAAAAAGGTGATTTAACATTAAAAAACACAAGTATAGATCAACTGGGTGAAGTAATTGAACGGATCAAAACTAATCCTAATTGTCGCCGTTTAATTGTCACAGCGTGGAATCCACCAGAGATTCCCCACATGGGTCTACCACCCTGCCACTGTCTGTTTCAGTTCAACGTAACCAACGGTGTTCTTAACCTACAACTGTACCAACGTAGTTGTGATCTATTCCTTGGTGTACCATTTAACATTGCTTCCTATGCTATTCTCTTAGAGATGGTAGCACAGGTAACAGGATTACAGGCAGGTGTGTTTACACATACCTACGGTGATCTTCATGTTTACAACAACCATTTTGATCAAGTAGAAGAACAAATGGAACGTGATCCTTATGATGCTCCCACTCTGTGGTTGAATCCAGACATTGACGATATCAATGACTTTACTATTGATGATATCAGAGTCGAAGACTACGAGTCACACGCAGCCATTAAAGCTCCGATAGCAATATGAGTCAGAGCAAAAAAGCTAGTCGAGTAGAGGTAGTTTGTAACCAAGTTTTTGGTTACTTAATCGCCCTCTTAACTTGGACTGTGGTCAGTTGGGTCATGGAAATTGATACTAGTATGACAGATAATATTCTTATCACCTCTATATTTACAGTTGTGAGTATGATAAGAAGCTATTACATGAGAAGATTATTTAACTATTTACACGTAAAGGGAGTATTAAAATGAGTAAAAAGATTGTACTATTTAACGGACCACCAGGGGCAGGTAAAGACACCCTTGCAGCAGGTCTTTATGACCGACATCAATCGGCGATTGTTAAGTTCGCAGGACCAATTAAGAAAAACTGTCGTGCTATCTATGGTTTAACCTTAGAAGAATGGAATGAAATTGACGGATCACAAGCCACTAAGGAAGAACCTAACGATGCTTTCTTTGGTGAAACTTGTCGCCAAGTTCAGATTAATTTCTCAGAATTATTTCTTAAACCAACACATGGTGAGGATGTCTTTGGACACCTAGCAGTAAAAGCTATTTATAACAAGATAGCATCCTTAATCTTAGTCTCTGACTCTGGCTTTACCAAAGAAGCAGAAGTATTAATCAATGAGTTCGGTGCTGAGAATATAATTCTAGTGAAAATTAATAGAGACGGTTGTACCTTTGAAGGAGACAGTCGCAATTATATTGACTTGACACAGCATGGTGTAAACACTATTACAGTAAATAATAACGGCTCAGTAATTGATGCCGTAGAAGAAGTTGAATATTATTTAAAACAAAAAGGATTTGTATAATGGAAATGAAAGAATATAAAGAACTATCAGCACGTACAGCAGCAGAAGGATTTGATCGCAAAGACTTCTCATCAGACTTTGTGTTTATGAACGAGCTAATTGCATTGGATATGTTTGGAGCAATGGCAGACGCTATGAAACGTAGCTTGTATTACTCAGACGATTTGAATGCTCGTACTGATGTGCAACGTGATCGTATCGCCAAGAACTCTGTAGCACTACAAGAAGCGGCTCAGAAAGCAGAAGAAGCAGGTGAAGAATATAACGTACTGAATGTCAGTCCTAACCTTATTCACGCTGCACTAGGAATTGCCAGTGAGTCTGGTGAATTGTTCGAGGAATACTTTAATGCCTCTCTTGAAGGTCGTGAAGTAAACAAGGTGAATCTTGCGGAAGAGGCAGGAGACATTATGTGGTATCTAGCCATGTTGCTACGTGAAGTAGACGTTAGTTTTGAGGACGTTGCTGCTAAGAATATTGCCAAGTTACAAAAGCGTTTCCCTGATAAATTCAGTAAAGACAATGCGTTGAATCGTGACTTAGACGAAGAGCAAAAAGTTCTTGCAGGTTAGTATCTAATATGTGATACTAATTAATCCAAATCAATCTAAAGAAAGCAAATATATGTCTGGTAACATCGTACATGTTATCAAGCGGGACAGGTCTATTGTCGTGTTTGATGCAAAGAAAATCACTGAAGCAATCATTAAGTCAATGGGTGATAGCCCAGACGAGTTAGTAGCAGAAAAGATAACAAGAAAAGTTTTGAGGAAGTTAAAATCTTGGGAGAATGACACACCACATGTGGATCAAATTCACATCTTGGTAGAGAACTCTTTGATGGACGCAAAACTACACGATGTTGCCAGATCATATATTACTTACCGCGATGCAAACAAACCAGATATCTTTCGTAAGAGAGTAGAGGTAGAACCTTCAGAGTACCCACAGTTTGCACCCTATAAGGAAGCAGTGCATAAGTCCTTTTGGACATTTAAACACCTCAACTATGAGTCAGATATTCAAGACATGAAAGTAACTATGACACCTGAACAGGTTGCTGTAGCCACTAAAGCCATGTTGGCTATCTCTCAAATCGAAGTAGCAGTTAAAGTATTTTGGGGCACGATTCACACTAAGATGCCCAAGCCCGAAGTGGCTGCTGTTGGATTTACATTTGCTGATTCCGAAGTCAGACATGAAGATGCTTATAAAGAACTTATAAAACTGCTTGGCTTCCATGGTCAGTTTAAGTCTTTGGCTGATGTACCATGTATGGCGAAGAGAATTAAATATCTTGATAAAGTTAACGCTAACATGAGAGCAACAGATAACAGAGATTTCTTTGAAGCAATCATTTTGTTCTCTATATTTGTTGAAAACGTATCATTGTTTTCACAATTTCTTATTCTCATGTCTTACCGAAAACACCTTGGTAAGTTAAAGGGTATTTCTAATGCCGTGGAAGCTACTAGCAAAGAAGAGATTATTCACGCAGAGTTTGGTTTTGAACTTATAAAAACTATCAAGAAAGAAAACCCTACTTGGTTTGATGAAGACTTAATTGAGTATATTAAGGATATTAGTCAAGAAGCTGTTGAAGCTGAAATGGAAGTAGTTGATTGGATTTTTGAAACTGGTGATCTTGATTTTATGCCTAAGGCAACAGTTAAAGAGTACATAAAATACCGTACAAACAACTCACTAGTTAGAATTGGTGTTGATCCTATCTTTGAGTGTGATGAAAATGTCACAGATGAGGTAGAGTGGTTTGAAGATGAACTTATAGCCAGTAAACTTATTGACTTTTTCCATACAGACGATACTAAATATGCTCAAGGCAACAAATCATTTACAGCAAAGGACTTATTTTAAATGTATACAAACTTTAATTGGGTGAACGAACACTCACAAAAATTTATTCAAAGAGATTATCTAGCTGAGGGCCAGACCGTGCCCGAGCGTGTTCGAGTGATTGCTGATAGATTTCAAGGGATCAATGGTATCGAAGGTATAGGAGATAAATTCTACGACTACATGTCGCGTGGGTTTTACTCATTGTCCTCTCCTGTGTGGTCAAATTATGCAACCACAAGAGGTTTACCAGTGTCCTGCTTTAACTCAGACATTAGTGACAACATGGAAAACATTTTGTTTACGGCTGCTGAAGTAGGAATGTTGTCTAAGTTTGGCGGCGGTACATCAGGTTACTTTGGTAAGTTACGCCCTCGTGGTGCAGCGATTTCCAATAATGGGGAGTCATTTGGAGCCGTACACTTTATGGGTATGTTTGACAAAGTGGCTAACGTAGTGTCTCAAGGATCAGTAAGACGAGGTCAATTCTCTCCTTACATAGATATAGATCACGGAGATTTTTATGACTTCGTTAAAATCGGAACAGAAGAACACACAATTCAAAACACTAAACACGGTGTTTGTGTATCAGATGACTTCATGAACAGAGTTCGTGATGGTGATGAAGAAGCACAGGACCGTTGGGCAGAAGTTCTACGCGTCCGATCAGAGAAAGGTGTACCGTACATCTTCTTTACTGATACAGTGAACCGAGATACTGTAGATGTTTATAAAGAAAATAACATGAAAATTAACGCATCAAATATGTGTACGGAAATCGCGTTACCATCCTCGCCCGATGAATCTTTTGTGTGTGTTTTATCCTCAATGAATATCTCGGAGTATGATGAATGGAAAAACACAGATGCTGTCGAAGTTCTCACTATGTTCTTAGACTCAGTTGTGACAGAGTTCTTAGAGAGAATTGACGAAATGAATGAGGAAATTCAGTACCTCATGAGACGTGTACGTAAGTTTGCTAAAGAACACAGAGCACTTGGAGTAGGTGTACTTGGATGGCATGCCTACCTTCTTAAAAATGAAATACCATTTGAGAGTAGAGAAGCTGCTAAGTTAAACTTAGAAATCTTTAAAAAGATTAACAACGATGCATATAAGGCAAGTGGAAAACTTGCAGAAATATTCGGTGAACCTAAGTTACTAAAAGGTAAAGGTCGTAGAAACACCACTTTATTAGCGGTGGCTCCAACTAAGTCGTCTTCATACATTTTAGGACAGGTATCAATGTCAATTGAACCAGAGTTTTCTAATTACTATGTTAAGGACTGTGCCAAAGATAAAATGACTTGGAAGAATCCTTATCTTGTACCAGTGCTTGAACGTCATAACCAGAATACTAAAGAAGTATGGTTATCAATCAGAGCACAAGACGGTTCAGTACAACATCTTGACTTCCTTACAGATCAAGAAAAACAAGTATTTAAAACTATATATGAGATTGATCCTGAAGCAATTTTGAATCAGGCAGCAGTACGTCAGCCCTATATTGACCAAGGTCAATCAATTAATATTATGGTTGACCCTCAAATGCCAACGCGAGAGATCAATAGACTATACTTTACAGCTTGGGAACTAGGTCTTAAAACCCTTTACTACCAGTACTCCTTAAGTGAGGCTCAAGCGTTTATGCGTGAACGTGCTAAGAACGAAGGATGTATCGCTTGCGAGGGTTAAAAGAAACATGTCAGGAAGCGATTAAAATTAATCCAAAAAATCCTATTATTGAGTTGCGATACCCAAGAGTATATGCTAATGTAATCGCAACTCAAATAGGATCAGTAACAGGTTTAAAAATACGAGAGTATGGCCTGTATGACATTTATGAGTTTAAAGCAAGAGAATTATTAGAATATCTGGTAGGCATACCAGATGAAGAGGTGGCTGAATAATAGCTTACCAAAGGTTATAAGGTACTATCGGGCGGGACACTGCTACTCTACATGAGAGTAACGATAGGTTAGATCAGTAAATCAAAAGGTATTTGGTCATGGTCTATGAGAGTAGTATCCCAACCTCTCCCTCTTCACTTATTCGGGGCCGAAATAGGATCGACAGCTTAGTCTGGACCTCGGTGCAATACCGAGCGGCTCCACCAATTTACTGAGTAACTTTAACTTTTAACTCTTAAACCACAGAGGACTAACTATGACTAAAAAATTTATACTTGGATCAGAAGAATCTTATGAATCAGTAAAGATTCTTCATATTATACCTAATGAAGACTTCACGTATGTGTTTTCTTCTAAATATGGAGATAATGGATACTGGTTGTTTTCACCATGTAAAGCTTTAATAGAATCACCAACTGTCAATGATGAGGATAAGATACTAAGGTACGTTGCATATCTTGACATAGACAGTCAGATAATCGAACCTGTTCAGTATATAACCAAGGAAAATAAGTTTCTTGCTACTGAAATGACTCCTGAAGAATTTTTAAATTTGACAAACAACAAAGAATAGACTATATTAACACTATGAACAACTGGTTACCACAACTGCAACAATTGCTCCCTTTAGGAGAACAGCGTTGAGGTATGTCTAAGTAAGTTCAAAAGAATTTAAAAGCCCCTAATCGCAAGATAGAGGGGCTTTTTGTATTAAGCTCTCATAGCCCAACTGGAAGAGGCAGGGGACTTAAAATCCCCACAGTGTCAGTTCGAATCTGACTGAGAGTACCACGGGTGGTGAACTAGTCTGGTCAAGTTATCGGCTTTGGAGGCCGAGTATCGCAAGTTCGAATCTTGCCCACCCGACCAATTATAACGCTCCTCTACCCCAACTGGCAGAGGGAGCCGCCTTAGAAGCGGTACAGTCTCAGTTCGAATCTGAGGGGGAGCACCATTATGGAGAGTAGCCAACAGTTGGTAAGGCTACCCGCTTTGAACGGGTGCAATGTGGGTTCGAACCCCACCTCTCCAACCATGCAGGAATAGTGTAGTGATAACACGGCGGCTTCCAACCCCGCAGACTGAGGTTTGATTCCTTGTTCCTGTGCCAATTAAATAAAGAAGTTGACATACCTATATTAACTAGGTTATATTAATCCTAACGATAAGCACCAAACTAACTTAATGGGGCTATCGTCTAGTGGTCAAGGACATACCGACTTTCAATTGGTAGACGCGGGTTCGAATCCCGTTAGCCCTTCCAAGTTAGAGGAAATAGAGAAAATGCGAGAGCAAAACAACATTGTAGCGATTAAGATTAAAGCAGACACCAGAGGGGTGGGCTGAATCTTTTCGTATGTTTAAGAAAAAGAATTCTAGACCCACCTTTTAGGTGGGTTTTTTATTGTCGATTAGCACAACTGGTAGTGCAGCCCCCTGATTAGGGGCAGGTTGAAGGTTCGAATCCTTCATCGACAACCAAGATCGCGTAGTACAACTGGCTGTTACGTCTGGTTTTTACCCAGAAGTATGTGGGTTCGAATCCCACCGCGATCTCCAGTTTAAGGGGCCTCATGTTCCAAGAGGGCGAGACTGCTTTGCAAGCAGACTGCGGTGGGTTTGATTCCCACAGGTTCCACCAATTTAGACACGTCTGGCTGACTGGCGTTAAGCGGGAGGTTTACATCCTCTTTAAGACAGGTTCAATTCCTGTGGCGTGTACCATTATTATATGTTACTATACTGGAATGAAACACATTCTATATATTGACGATTGTCCTACTGAACGTATATTACTAAGAGAAAAGTTAAAGGATTGTGAAATAGAAATACATACTGTTGGTGATTATGACGGTTTTACCATAAGTATAGACAAATACGATCTTATAATATTAGATATAAACCTATCAAACGAAAACGGTAAAGCCATTTATGATGATCTTAGACCTAAAGTTAAAAAAGAAGTTGACTTTATAATTACATCTGGGTTACTATACATGAATAACCTGTACCTACCACAGGATCAAATGGTAGATAAATCAGAACTTGAACAGAAAGTTCTAAACTGGATTAAAGAAAATGTTTAACTGTATACATACAGATATGAATTATTCGACACGCGGCTTTGGAAGAAGCGGTGATGAGGGTCGTTGTATGTAAACAATTAAGTATGTTTATTTATTTTCACCCTCCCAAGAAGTACTTGAGGAGGGTTTTTTAATTTTGGAGTATAGTATTCTAGGCGAATGCACTCGGCTGTTAACCGAGATGAAGATTGGTTCGAATCCAATTACTCCAGCCAAATAACGGAACTCTGGTGTAGCTGTTGCGCACATCTGATTGAAGACCAGAAGGATTGGGTTAGATTCCTAGGGGTTCCACCAATACTAAGTGCAGGAATGGCGTAAGTGGCAACGTGCAAGTCTTCCAAACTTGAGTTCAGATTTCGATCATCTGTTCCTGCACCAATTAAGAAGGTACAAAAATGAAAGATAATTTATTCTGGGATAAGGTTAAAATAGGTAAAGAAAATGAATGCTGGCAATGGTTAGGAGCTTTAAATAACCACGGGTATGGTGTAGTAAAACGTAGAAAAATAGGTAGAGGTATACACTATGCCCACAGATATTCTTTTTACTTAAAACATAAAGTTTTTCCAAAAGAGTTTTGTTGTCATAAGTGTGACAATCCAAAATGTGTTAATCCTAATCATTTGTTTGATGGTACTCCTAAAGATAATATGGTAGACGCAGCAAATAAAAATAGACTTGGATCAATACAAACAGGAACTAAGAATAACAATAGTAAATTAACTCAATCAGATTTAATTAAAGTAAGACAGTTGATAAAAGAAGGGATTAATAATACAGAAATCGGTAAACTATTTAATGTTTCCCATTCAACTATTTCCTGTATAAGGAGAAATAAAACACATCAGGATAGCTTAACGGAAAAGCGCTAGTCTCATAAGCTAGAAGATATTGGTTCGAATCCAGTTTCTGATACCAAATTAAAGCCGTATAGCTCAGGGGTAGAGCTGCCCACTCATAATGGGTAGGATTGAAGTTCGAGTCTTCGTGCGGCCACCATGCTAGTTTAGTGTTAATGGCAACACGCCTGTTTTGTAATCAGGAATTGAGAGTTCGAGTCTTTCATCTAGCACCAAATTTTAAGGAGAATAACTATGAAATCTATGATAAACATAAAGAGGGGTAAAAAGCATAAGTGGTGTAGATGTTGTCAGTACTACAAAAGAAATATTAACTTAGGTAAAACAAAGAGTGGTACTAGACAAAAATTAAAAATTAGATTAGAACGTGTGGCAGACTGGTAATGCGCTTCCCTGTCGAGGAAGAAGATGAGGGTTCAATCCCCTTCACGTTCGCCAAAAATATGTTGTGTGTAGCTCAACGGTTAGAGCAGATCGGTGTGATCGATCAGGCTGTGGGTTCGAATCCCATCACACAACCCAATAATGGGTGGGTAAAGCTAGTGGTTCTAGCACGAGGCCTGTAAAGCCTTTCTCTTCGGGGGAGTAGTTCGAATCTGCACCCGCCCACCATTGATCTACAAGTACGGATCAATAATGAGTTTTGATATACTACTCTAGCTCAATTGGACTAGAGCATCGGATTACGAATCCGAAGGTTGTAGGTTCGAGTCCTACGGGTAGTGCCATATAATAAGGTGGGTCAAGCAGATGGCTGGCGACTGCACTGGTCTTGAAAACCAGCGAGGACTAATACTCCCTTTAGGGTTCGATCCCCTAACCCACCGCCACTAGGAGCAAGAACATGGTTGATATGATAATTACTAGGACACACTATGGAAACATAATAAACTTTTATAACTGTCCTACTCAAGAAGACGAAGACAACTTAAAATTATTTAGAAAAGAGTTTGCTAATACTGAACAATTATATCATACATATAAAAAATTACCTGATGTTGGTAAGTTTTTTAAAGAGGAAATAAGACATCAACAAAGACTACAAAAAGCAGCTAACTTAATTTTAAAAGCATTTCATAATGGAGATGTTAGAATACCAAAAGAGTTACTTAATGAAACGCGATACGTAATGGGACTATTAGTATGAAAACACTAGAACAGAGAAGAGATGATTTAGCAGATCATTTGGAATCTAAAGGAATAAAAAGATTCCACGTAACTACAGGAGAAGATTGGTATACTCTAACACCTGAAGAACGTATGACAGAGTTGGAACTTATTCTAACCATTGATGCAAATGACTTGATGCCTATTCGTAACTTAGATGGCCCTCCTTGGTTTCCTGTACCTAAGATGTCAACAGAAGCTTTTATTAATAATGGGTGGCAGTATCGATTGTGGAAAATTAAAAACTCACTCTGGAAGTTAGCCTATAAGTATGATATGTGGTATCAGAGAATTGAATGGAAGGTAAAACAGCGGGGTCGCTGTGGGTGATTGCTAATCATTGCGTGGTTTAAATGTACCATCTGGATCGGGACCAGTGCCTTCCTCCAACATGCTAGCGTAGCTCAACGGACTAGAGCAGCGGATTTCTACTCCGCAGGTTGAGGGTTCGAATCCTTCCGCTAGTACCATAAATAATATTATTGTATTAATTAACGCTTGATTTTAAGATAAATACTATGTTAGTATTACTTAATCGCAAATGATAATAGCAATATGGATTACGCACTAGCTGCCTAATTCGGAGATTCATCCACTTAGCAACAGAACGGACGAGATAAAGAATATAAAAGGTCCCGTTAATCGGGGCCTTTTTCAAATGCCTCAACCCACATCTTACACAATTCTGAACGAACCACATGGTTACTTCTAAACTCAACCTTAGCGGCTGGAATATCGTGAGTGTCAATAAGATCAACAGCCATTGCTAGTCCACTCCCCGCTCTGATATCAGACTGTTCGATATCACCACTGATGACAACTTTGGCGTTCTCTCCCAATCGTGTTAAGAACATCTTCATCTGTTCCTTTGTGGTGTTCTGAGCCTCGTCCAATAGGACAAAGGCATCCTTGAAGGTTCTACCCCTCATATAAGTAAAAGGAGCCACCTCAAGGTCACCTGCCTTGAGCATGTCAAGGAAGCGTTGTTTAGAACCTAAGGCTTCCTCAATCACTTCTGTAACTGGTAACACCCACGGGGCTAACTTTTTGTCAATGGAGCCAGGTAAGAATCCATGTTCTTCCTGAACAGCAACAGCAGGACGTGTAAGGATTATCTTTTTGATGTCACCACGTAGATAGGCTTGAGTTGCCATTATAGTAGGAATATAAGTTTTACCTGCTCCTGCAGGTCCTATTGCAAATACTTGGTCATGATTTCGAAGGGCTTCTATATACTCTCTTTGTTTATTGTTTTTAGGATAGAGATTGATTTTGTTTGCTCGTTGAGCATCGTTTACAGAGTTCTTCTTTTTCATGTAGTGACTTTCTATTGGTTAATAAAAAGCCCTCACCAATGGTGAGGGCTAGTGGGCTTGGGCTAAACTTTTTTAGCTTCTTTACGCTTTTTAATTGAGGCAATCAATTCATTTCGTGCGGCCTCTTTAGCGTTATTGTGAACTTCAATCAATTCAATTAGTTTGATCTCATCCACTTCTTCTCCAGCTTTTAGGAGTTTTAGGATTTCATTACCAGCAGCAATCAAATCCATTGCAATTCCTACTGAGAGGTAAACTCTGTCTAAGTCTACATCTTCTAGGATGTCTTTTACTTTACTCATCAGAAACCTCCATTAGTTCAGTTGCATTAGTAATCAAGTCACGAGCGACAAGTAGATAGTCACGAGCAGCACGATCATCAATAGGACATAGCGCAGATGCACTGTCAGTTGCAGAATCAGCTTGATCCAACGCAGTTAACGTGTCTTCAGCAGCTCCGATAGAAATTACTTCTTCATTGCTAAGTTTAGTAGCAGTTTTAAAAGCTTCTCCAATAGCGATCTTAGAAATGGCAACAGATTCGTAACAACTTGGTCGTTCTAGACCTAGTGATGCACATGCTCCCAAAACAAGAACTAAAGGAATTAGTACTAGTTTTTTCATTATACTTTCTCTTTCTGTTTTAGTTTTTCTTGTTGGTATTTATCATAACCAGACCAGATTGCAGCAATTACTGCAATTACTCCAGTTGCGATTGCTTCAATATCAGTCGGTTCCACGCCATGGTTCATTAACCAAATATAAAAACCTCCACCAGATGCGCTGAGCAAGTGACGGACTTGACCTAATATAATCTTCTTTAACATTGACTTCTCCTTTATTTTCTTCCCATCTTATAGACTTAACGCCTTTAGTAAATACAATGGGTGTCTTCATAGTACTATTGTTTAAACCTCATTGAAAGAGATTTGACCTTTAGCACTTAGAAATACTTTACGAACGCTAGTAGGTTGACTCCATTTCCATTTACATCTACGTACAGCATGTAGTCTATTCTTATTGATTCTTATAATATTAACAGCATCAGACTGGTTACCACCTAAAACATGTAGATAAGTATGATCTTCACCTACGTAAATACCAACATGCCCTCCACCTTTACGTTTAAAGATAACCACATCACCCAAAGCTACATCTTTCTTTAAGACTTTCTGGCCCCATGCCCTCCACTTTAATGCCGACAAAGCTGTCTGGTTATGAGAAAATCCTGCACGTTTGGCTACAACAGCCATAAAAAGACCACACCAAGGTATCTTATCCTCATTATACCAGTCTCCTATCCATCCACCTATTTCCTTAGCCCAACCCATAATCTCAGGGTTATTCATTACACCAACTTCTTCTTTGACACCGTATAGTTTTAAAGCTTCACGAATTATTTTAGGATTACGACTATCTAATAGATAGTTATATTCAGCAGGAATTTGTGGTTTTCTTTTAAAAAACTTCATATCTTTCCTAATCGTTTTGCTTAAAGAGTTGTCTAAGCTGGTTGATGTAGATTCTTTTCGAATCAGATTCTTCAGGGCTGTGAGGAGTAAGTGTATCATAAATTATACTTATATATATGTATTCTTTTTCACGTTCTTGTATCTCGTATATTACACTCTTTGCCACGTTGGTTGCAACATAAACATTATATAATATAGAAGTTGGATCTAATTCTTCTCTAATAATTTCTTTTCTTTTATTAGGATCAAGCATCATCTCAGACATAACATGAACGTATTCCTCGTCCAAAACTTGATACTGCCAAGTGTCTTTGACAGGCTTAAGTGGTGAGTCACATACCTCGTATATAACAGAACTTTTTAACTGACAACCAGCTTTAGGTCTACCACCGTTATTTTCAGTTTTTAAAATTAGAACTCTAACAGCATTAGTTTCAGACTTTAACTTATTTAAAATCGTATAGATGTCATGAATTCTAGGAATAACATTTAAAAATGTTTCATGAACATCTTTTTTGTTGTTCTCTAATTTGTTTTTCAACCATAACGTGCCAAGTGATGTGACGCAAACTCCAGCAAAACCGATTAATGCTAGTATAATAGATTCAGAAATTATCATATACTACCAATTTTGTGTTATGTCATAGTTGATAAGATCGTCTCTATTATTTTGAGAAACTAGTAACTTAATGTTATCGTCATGAGCTTTAGTTTTATTAAATAAATCCTGTACTTTATCACTAACCAGATCGCTCAAGGTTATTATAGTAGCGGCATCTAAAGTAAACCAACCATTCTCGGCTGACCAGTTTTGAATAACAAAGTTAGAATCCGCTTCAGCCTTAACTCTTGCTCCGATAAGTCTTTGTTCAGTAAGGCTATTAACCTTAATTTGAACACCATTATAGACTATACCCTCGTTTATAAGCTCATCCCTATAATTTTTAATTTGAGACATCTTTTCATCTTGAATAACAGCTAAGTCAACAGTCTCCATAGGGTCATATAGAGCACCTGTTTGTGCATTATATTTTATATCAAAGTTACCCTCGTATTTAGAGGGTGCAGAAATCCAAATCAACCTAACTGGTGACGGAAATTTTGTATTACTATATTGCACTACAGTGTTATCTAATGTATCTATTAAAGCGAACATATTTTATCCTTACCATTCAATCATTACAAAACCAGCAGTACCATGGACAGAGTTTGTTCCACCTCGTATTCCACCTTCACCTACTATAACTTCCACAGTTTGTAAGTTAGTGACATCTACCCATTTAATTGCCATACCTCCACCACCTGCGCCTGGTCTAAATGTTCTGTTATATCTTTGACCTGAAGCTCCACCTGAACCATACTCCATAATAGCAGCGGGTCCTGATACAGTATTATTTGATATAGTTCTAGAAGGTCTTGTTCCAGAACCAAAATAAATAGCTCCTAGTCCACCGTATGAAGTTCCAGCGTCATCACATGTTCCTGCTTCACCATCATAGTTAAAGTCACCATCAATACCTGTACCACCCGCTCTGGTAGATGAAGCTGAAGAAGTAATCGCTCCTAGTCCTCCAAAACCACCTGTTGCTGATACAAACTCTCCAAATGCAGAAGTTTCCCCTCTTCCACCTGCATTACCGTTACCACCCGTAGTAGGATGGCCACCACCACCACCAGCTCCATGTACAGTTACTTTTACAAATCCTTCAATTTCAGAACAATCGAATGAAAATGTACCAGCGGTGTCGAACATTTCTCTACCGCCTGGGTTCGGTATGTCTACGTCCAAAGCTACAGGATTACCTTGTGTATTATACCCAATGTATTTCCCTGGTGAACCCTGTGCCATTTTATTTAAAGTTACGTTTCTATCAAGTATCTTAGAAGTAATAACAGAGTTACTACCTAACTGATTTGAAGTAATAGTGCTTAAAAATGCTAAACCACCGAGTAGGCTTGCTGTAGGTATTTGATCAGAGAGTGTCCCAATACTTTTAGTAGCAACATCAGTTACTCCAATAGAGTCTCTAACGAGAGCTTTAATACTTGCTGTTGGAGCAAAAATACTATAGTTATTCCATAGTTCATACCATGTTGAATCTGAATCGTTATATCTTAAAACTGTTAACTGCCTAACGTCAGATAGACTGGCATCAACTCCACCGATTAAACTAATCTTTCCTGAACCTGAAGCGTTGTGTTGTAGCACTATAGGTCTAGCAGTAGACTTAGCTTGAAGAATTAATATTTTTTCTCCTAAATTGGTTGAAGCAATATTAGAAAGAGTGTCCGTAGGTGCGGCATTTTCAGTATCTACGATACAAAAACCTTGGTTAGGAGTAATAGCACCGAGTGTAATAGATAAATCCTCAGGAGCTTGAACTCCTGCTATCTCTGAGATTATTTCATACAGATCACTCATAGCCCCTTGGAACTCAGCTTCTGTAGCTGTTCCACCGACTAAATGTTGTAAATTAGGTAAGTCTGTCATTTAAAATCCTTTTATAACTACGTCAACTAAGCCGCTAGTCACTGCTCCGTTTATATCTAATAGTTCTATTTCTGGTCCTAATAATGCATCTTTATCAATGACTCTAGGAAATACCGCTGTTGAAGAACCATCATTCTGAATAATAACAGATACTGTCTTAATGGTCGAGTATTGTTTAGTAGGGGTTATTCTGAAAGCAGTAGCAGGAATAGTAACGTCATTAAGCGTTTCCTCAATATCAGCAACATCTACTATAGCACTTAGAGTTCTTATAATCCCACGGTTAGCTCCTCCAAACAAAGTAACCCTAAGTTCATAGTTGCCAGCCTCAACGTCTAAATTATTAGGAACCTGTGACCAGTTGGTTTCTCCCGTTTCACGTAAGTCAATTTGGTAGCCATTGTTATCTGAGTCTATATCAATTGTCAAACTACCATTACCAGTTACATTCATTACTGGATAATAGACCATACTGTTATAACTGGCACTGTAAAATTGTCCACCTGAATACATAGCAGTAACTGGATTATCTGAATACATCAACCCACCAGTATCAGTCGCTACAAGTTCATCATCTACTACAGCACAACCAGACTTAGTACCATTAAATACCGTATGAAAATCAAATTGTTCAACCACATTGCGTAAAGATACCTGACCTGCATCACGATAAATAATAGCAGAGTTTACAGACTCAATACCAAAGTCATCTACAGCCTTAACTAAAATTGTTCTAGCTGATGGTGGAATTAGATTAGTATAGAACGATGTTTGAGTTAAAATACCTTCATGCGGTCTGGCAGCATCAAACCATGTTGTTCGACCTGCTTGGTTGTGATAACGTACTTTAAACCCAGCAAAGTCTGTTGGTGGTGTATCGTAACCCCAATAAACTTCTCGCTCATTGATCTTTACCCATTCGACATCAGCAGGTGGATCAGCAGGATTGGTAACTTGGAATACATAAGTAGGAGCTGCCTCTAGTCTAGTGGTAGAACCTAAATATGATTTACCAAGTATCTTAAAGTCATATGTACCTGCAGGATGGTCCACTAAGGTGTCGCCATACAGAACTTGTCTCTTAACAAAAGCATCACCGCTGTCTTTTTCTCTCGACCAAACTTCAAAAGAGTGATCGTTAGTATAATATTTATATTGCTCCCTAGGAAATGTTGGAGAAATTGTAATATGATATTGTTTTAAATCTTTAACATATTTTTCTTCTAAACCAACTGTGGTTGGACCAAGTGGATCGAATGGATTTGGTAGAACAGCATACTGAATTGTACCTGAATTCGTAACATTATCAGCATCATACCACTTGTTTCTGTTGATATTGATACCAGAGATTTTGTATTTGTCTGGATGTCCATCGTCTTCTTCAACGCTAAGTACTCTAAATGGTCTAGGTAGACCTACGTTAACAGAATTCTGTAAAGAGAAAGTAGTATTCTCAGGTATTAATGATAAATTTAAAGCACCAGCAAGAGTAATTTCATTCGTATAACCTGAGGCCTGTGAACTACTAACAGGTATAGTTACCATTGCTCCATCGGACTGTACGATCTGTAGATCGTATTCTACTCCTAATTCTATATAAACTTGATCTCTTAAATTAATAGTTAGACCATCACCTGAAACAGAGTCAATACGACCCGTTACACTGTATCCCATATCAGGATCAGCAACTAATATAGTGTCAAACACATTAACAAATTGACCTAATCTATTTGTCGTAAAATTAACCAAACAGACTTCAGTGTTAGCAGTAATTAATTTATGTTGTGTTCTGCGAATAGCTTCATGCTCATCAATACAACCAACAGCCACAAAGTCTAATGGAATACGTCCGTTCTTATCTATCAATTCCTGATCAAAAACTCTACGTCTATCTACAACCCAATCTAAATCTGGGTTTCTAAAGGTAACGGTAATGTCATTGTATCGAGTTGAGACATCAACATAACTATATTCAAAACCACCATCAAACGTATTCTCAGGTTGAAAAATGTGGTTGGCTGAATCATCTTTATCTACTCTTAGGTAAGCTTTACCATTTAAGTCATCAAAAAATGTAGCGTTAAATGAACCAGCTATGTACTTGGCTAGTTCTTTACCTGAACGAGGTTCGGTAATATAAGAATTGAAAGTGTAACGAGGTTGAGTTCCTCCTTTACCATCAGGAACCATTTCATCACACCATACACCAGCCTCATAGACATCGTATTTATCTAAGTTAATGTCAGAGTAATAAGACTTAATACCATAACGATCATTCATTATGAAATCATATAGAATCCATGCAGGATTATCAGTCCACGCCACATTAAAAGTACCGTCCCATATTCCTAAATAAAGTCTAGTTATAGGATCATAATTAGATGGGACTTTGACAAGTAGTCCTTTATAAATTCCTTTGAAATTAGGAATACTTGAAAACTGGTCACTGGCTTCTCCAACTAAGTGAGCAATAGCAGTGTTAGGATAAGACGGTCTTTGTTGTATAATTTCTTGATAGCTTTCCCAAGTCATATCAGCAAAATAAGAGGTAGTATTTTCACTACTTAACTTAGTAACCCGAATTTCATAAGGCTCGTTAATTCTTTCAACTGCCTGTCTTATTTCTTTAGCGTAAGTGCTTGTAGTCTTACCAGAAATAGTGATATCATCACCATAAACCTTAGTCCAACTGTTTGAAGAAACGGGCTTGTATTCAATTCTGAATTTTACTGAGGCATTAAAAGTACCTTTATCAGTTGATTTCATTAAACGATTAAAGGCAAGCCTTACCTCGATGTAGTCAATTTGACCAGAGGTAGTCTGTCTGACAACTCCTACATCAGAAGAGAGTTCCAAATTAACCGCTTGGTTACTAGCAGTACCCCCTAAAGCAGGAACGACTTCCTGTGGATCGTCTTCGCCTTCTAAGATTCTTAAATCGAAAGCATTAAAGTTATACAAGCCGTTTTCGTTTTGTAGTTTAGTGTCCCCAATGAGGAAACTTTTTGCTCCATCCTCTAGACCATAAATAGGGCCTTCACAAATACCTAAAATAATTTCTAAAGTATCTTTACTTCTTAAATTATCAGGAGTTTGTGTTATCTGTGGAGCAGAACTTCCTCCACCTTTACTACCTTTTAGGACACTAGTCGTCTCTACCATACCATTTACCACCAATTACAACGTGATCATTCGTAGTATCAATATACTCGAATTGAGAGCGTTTGTCTTGTGTATCGACATGGACTATAAGAAATCCGTTGCTCCAAACTTCTCCATTACAGTAAGAAGCTTCACGTTTATGACCACCACCAAGTTGATGCCATTCGTAAGCTCCGAACATGGCGTTAGCCTCAGGCCATACGATATGCTTATGGTGATGACCGTTCCAACCTGGCATTCCTAATGCACGCCCCTGTGGAAAGTGATGAGCCAATAAACAGTCATACAATGTCGTCCAGTTTCTCTTAATTTCAGCTTTCATATTCGACTGTGTGAATACAGCAAGATCAGCAGGGGCAACATAATTAACTTCAAACTTATCTAAACCCAATAACTTAGGTACTGTGAAACCATGTAAGTCTGATAGAATGGCTTTCATAGCTGGAGTAGACTCAGACAAATGACGAAGCATACGGTATTCGTGATTACCTTCTACGAAGATCATTTCAGCATCGGGACAAGCTTCTCTCATGTCTTCTAAGAAAGTATGTACCCACTTAATACGACCTACAACATCCCATTCCCTTGGATCAGTGTCATATTTACCAAATTCAGGTAAATCAAACATATCTCCATTTAAGACAATCTTATTAGGTTGGACACGCGTTAGGGTTTCTATCCATAGATAACGCCAGAAAGGATCACACTCGACATCGTGAACGTCTGAGCAAACCATAACAGTCTGAAATCTAGCATCGTTAGGTTTAAGATAAGATTCATTCCAATCCATCTTCTGATCATTCATAGCACGATAGTTATCAATGGAAGCGTGACGAGCAATATCCATTTCCATTTTACGAGCATGTCTAGTTAATTTAATGTCCGCTTGTCTCTTAAATTCTTCAAACGTACCAAAGTGTTGCGTCCATGCTGATTCAGCCAATGGTGAATTGTTTCTAAAAAAGTTACGAGTGATAATTTGTTCGGGATTAGCTTCAGCAAACTCTCGTATTAAGGCAATACACTCATCACGAGTTGCATCTTTAATTTTCTCTTGGTCTTCAGACAAAGGAACATCATCAGCATCTTGGCTGAGCCAGTAACTAATATTTTGTCTACGCACTGGGAAACCAAATTCTTCTGAAAGAATTCTAGCAGTTTCAGTTTGATTAGAAAGTTCTTCGTACTTTTCTTTTATTCTTAAAATTTGTTCTTCAGTAAATTTCACTTTAAGCTCCTATAGTGAGACATCTTTAGCGTCTACGTTAAATGATAAATAGTGACCAAATGCTTGGTGTTTACCGTATAGCAAAGGTATCCTTGTCCCTATTTTAACTGTGTTTTGATCAGCTCCTAGATACTTAGAAGCCTCAGGGTCTTGATTTTCTGGTAAGGTATCCACTTGAGGTGCAGGACTAAGTAACTCTAAAAGCCCTCCCAAAACCAAGCTAGCTCCAATACCAAATACAATACTGTTTAATGTAACACCTGCAGCAAGCCCAACTGGTGGTAACAAGATTGCCGCAGCAATCAACACAACACCAATTACAACCTTCAAAAAGCCACCACCTTTACCACCACGTATGTCTGGAATTAAATGTAATTCTTCTGTATCTACTGGCAAAGGAGAGTATAAGCTGTCTTCGTCATCAAAGCCATGTACTCTTACGTGATGTTTTTCCTCATTAGGACCAACGTCAAACGCACCTGTTTGCTTACAAAAACCATTAATGATTTCAGCAACATCGTTTCCTTCTAAGTAAATTTCTTCGTCATACAGGTCCTTAAAATAACCATGTAGTACAATTTTAACTCTCGCCATTATCTACCTTAACAACTGCCTTTAAATCTTGATCATATTTATAGCATGAAACCCCATCATTTCCTATAATATAGTGTACTAACTTAGGCCAGTTTTTTACTGTTACATAGTCTTCATCAGATATATTAGAGTTTACATTAGGATGTGTATGCCATGTTGCCGTAGCTATATCAGCATATTGTAATATATCTTCAGTCTTAATCATAAAACCCTGCTCAGGATCGGCACATATATTATCAACTTCTATAATACAATCATCAATTATAAAGCCAACTCTTTCAGGACCGTCTTCATACAAGTCTTCTAAGTCTTTAACTTTCATTTTTTAAAGTCTCCTCTATCAACCTACGTTTCTCAGGTAAGATATATTTACTTAGGTCTACTTTTTGGGCTTTAGGTTGTTTTATAGTAACCTCACTATGCCGTATAATGTGTGTAGTAAAGTTTTTTAACATACCTTGATATGGTTTTATCTGACTGTTTTTACCAAGTCTATGGTGTATGATTTTACCATCACCAATATAAATTGCACAGTGATTGGGAGGTACAACACCCTCTCGTATTCTGTTATCTGGTAAAGCAATTAAAAAAACATCAAATAATTTTACGTCATTAACGTCAAAATCTTCTATAAGTTTAAAACCCTCGTTCTTAAAATTTTCCACATAAAGAGATTTATTAGTGAGCCACCAGTCGTCAGGCCGAGCATAGTCAGTTAATTCTATATCTAAAAATTCCTTGTACACCCTTCTAAGTAAGCTGTAACAATCTTGAGTTCCATGTATGAACTCCAGACCCTCTAGATAGTTAAATTTATTCGTGTCCATTATGTTAAGCTCACCTGTGGAAACTCAGGAGGAATAAACATCCGACCTGGTGTTAAAAAGAACTGCCCATCTAACATATCCCTTAATTCAAGAGAGATAAAGTTACTTCTTAAGCTAGCAACCCTACTAACTCTCCATTGTTGACTTCTAGAGATAGGTTGATCGTTATCAATATGTTGTTTCAGCACTCTTGTTCTAACTATAGTAGCATTATCTAGTAGTCCTTTGTCAACTAAAGAAGAGTAAACTCCTGCAGGGTTGTATAAACTTAGGGTAGGTCTAGAGGTTTGATCATCGGAGTATGTAGCAACACCTTCGATCTTAATACCTGTTCCTTCGTATAGGTTACCTTGCCATGTTACGTCATTATTATCCTTCAAGTAAACGCTAGTAGATTTATCATTTAATGTAATCTGAAATAAATCTACATAGGCATCAGCATCAAGTTTCTTAGAGTCAACAATATGCTCTTCTGGGTTAGAACCTCCAGACCAGCTTATTACCTTTAAGTTATAAACATTAAATGTAGGTCTACCTAAAGAAAACTCTTTACTAGGAAAACTTAAATATATTGGGTAAATAATAGTCGGAACAGGTTTAGTAATACTAAATTCTTTAGTAGTATTAAATACAACCTCTACAGATGTTCTATTTTCTATAATAGGTAAAGGTAAACTTAAATTAAATTCTTTAGCAGGTAGTAAAACCTGCGCTCCAGTAGATACTGTAAACGATGGTTTACCAATACTAAATTCTTTAGCTGGAAATCTTATACTATCTTCAGTTAAAAAGTCTGAAGAAAAGTCAGAGTTAAAGTCGCCACCACCAGAAGAGGACGGTGGTAGTCTAAAGTCAGGATTAAAGTCGTTATTAAAGTCTGACATTTAACCTCTGTTATACGTTAATGTAAGCTAAACCATCTGCATTAAATGTTACTTTAAGGTCAGTACCATCACCAGCGGAGACTGAGTCATCAAAATCCCAATAACCAATTAGTTTGTCACCTGTTGAGGTACTGGAATAAATTATCCCACCTGTAGCAGGTCCTATAAGGCCACCTGTGGCGTTCCAAGTTAAATCATCGGCATCCCATCTAGTTCGACTATTAGCGGCATCATAGCCTAAAGTAATATTAGTCAGACTTTTACCCCCTGAGGTGTAACCATTTCCTGATGCAATTTCAAAAGCAACAACATCGCTTAATTCGTCATCAGTGGAATCGTAAACGTAACCGTCTACTAAGATCATTTTAAAATCATCACTTACTAAATTAACATTGTTAACCCCAATGTTCGTGATAAATTGTTCGTAGTAATAAATTGCAGGTGTTGGCATAATATCTCCTTAAGGTATCTCTATTAATTCTACTTCAAATCCTTCAACAACACCACCACCGCCTTTGAGTCCTTTAGGTTCTGGAACAGGTTTATTAAACTTAACCACCATTAAACCATGAATGGGGTGTTGATATTGAAATGTAGTATGTAACTTATGCTCACTATAAAAGTCAATAAGTCTTTTCATGTTTATTTCAGGTTCTAATGTAACATTAATACTACCATCTTCGTTAGTAAAAAACTTCATAGCCTCGAAAGTTAATTTAAAAAGACGTTGATCTGGAGCATCAGGTGTTGCAGTAAAAACATACGAACCACCAAACTGCCCCCTAAATCCTGTCTCAGGGTTTACAGTTTCGTATAGGTGATAAGGAAAATCAAAAGTTTGTAGAGCCATTATATTTTACCCATCTGAATTGTTTTAACAAGTTTCTTAGTTGGTCCACCCTTAGCAAGATCATCAGTAATCGTTACAATAACATCTTGAGGAGTCATAGAAGGTTTTTGATCTGGGGAAACTACATACACATTAACAATACTATTGTCGCCACCTGACTCATTCATAGTCGGTCCTGCAACGCCTTGTGATATACGTTTATTACCAAGGCCGTTAATCTGATCAAGATTGTCCTTACCAATTAAGCTTACAGCAGAGTTACGTAGTACATATTCACCTGGTCTTGCAAGAATCGGTACTGAGTCTCTGTTAGGAATACCATAACCGTTATTAGCACGTTTAAGACCACTAACAGTAGGAATCTGTCCACCACCATTAAAACCTAATAAGCTTCCAATACTAGAACCACCACTAACACTTCCACCATCGTTAAGTCCAAAACCGAAAGAACCTAATATAGCTTTAGTAATCTGTGCGGCCACCCACTCAGCTACTATTTGTTGGATGCTTTCTATGACGCTAACAGCCATATCTTTAAAGGCATCTTTAATAGATTTAGTGCCAGAAGTAACGTCAGTTAAAAATGTGGCTAGCCCACTTTGAGCCGCGTCTAAAGAACCAGTGATTACCTCGAATGGATCAGTATCTATTTGACGGGCATAGGCATCAATGGCAGCATTAATGTCATCAGCTACACTTCCTGCAGCTTCCTCAACCTTACCCATGTTACCTTCAAGTTCCGCAGATGTCTCTGAAAGTTCTCGTTGAGTGTCAACTAGAGCTTTCTCAGCTTCATCCAAAGCTTGAATTTTTTGTTTTACTTCATTAATTTTATCAGACTTAGCAAAGTCTCCCAGACGTGCTCTAGACTCTTGAACATCAACTCTTCTTTTATCAACTAAAGCCTGTGTTTGCTCTAATTGCTGCTGTAAAGCAGTTTGACGTACTGCTAAAGCTTCGTCCTCAAGAGCTTTTTGTCTTCTCTCTAAACGGTAAACTTGGCCTTTAGTCAATCCATTTTCGTCTGCGTTACCTATAGCAGCTTGTATTCTGGTAAGCTGTTGCTCAATACCACGGGTAGAATTATCAGCTATCTGAGAAATTTTATCCAACTCATCTGTGGCCTTAGCTAAAGCTTCGTTAACATTTAGGAATTTATCCCCAAACTTTTTAACGCTATCGTTTAGTTTAATAATCTCAGTATCTTTTTCAACGCCAGCTAGTTGTATATCTTTATTGATTAACTCACGCTTATTTGAGTCACTTTCATTAAAAGCATCCTTAGCCAGTTTGTTAGTCTCCAAAACAAACAACTGGTTAATAAGGTCAGTAATTCTTTTAACTAAAGAACCACGTTCTTTAGAGTTATCAGTATTGGCTAACTGAGCTAATAGAAGTTTCTTTTCTTTTTCAAGAAGTTTTAACTTGATTTCAAACTCATCTTCGACATACTTATTAGCTGCTTCATCTACAGCTCCAGTTGCATTAAGTCTTTCAGAAACTTTACCTGCAAATTGAACCTGATAATTTTTAATAAACTGTTTAATATCCTCAGCAGATAATCTCTTGCCAAGTTCTTTTTCTAATTCTACAACATCTACCAGTTGTACAAGAGCTTCAGTAGTGAATTTTTCAATGTCTTCTATGTTATCAAAGTACTCACTAGCAATTTTTTGACGATCAATAGGATTTTTAACACCTTTTAAATCATCTTTAAGCTTAGAAGTATCTGTAGCAAACCCTTGAATTAGTTGTCTAAACTCCTCAGCCGTGCTTGTTTGATCAAAACTAATTTGATCCGCTTCACTAATAGTTGCCACATATTGAGCTACGTTTGCTTGAATCTGATCAACAATAGCTTTTTGAGATTTTAAACTATTGATAAAGTCTTCAGCAAAACCTAAAGTAGCTGAAGAAACAATCTCACCTTCTTTCTGACGATTTCTTAAATCAGAAAGCTCTTTAGCTGCCGTGTTTAATTGGTCGTTAAGATCATTACGAACTTCCGATAACTCATTGATAACCTGACCTCTTATTTGAGTAGAAGTAAATTCATTAAGATTAATACCAGCTAGCTCACTAATAGAATCTCTTGTAGTGGTAATGTTTTTATCAAACGCACCAGATAGATTTTCATTTGACGCGATCTTATCGAAAGGATTAAAGTTATCTCTAGTTAGTAGAGAATTTAATTTACCTCCCTTATTCTGTACATCTAGTTCTTTAAGTTGTTGTTCAAAAAGATTAACTCTTCCTGATTGAACCGCATCGAGTTCTAAACCTTGACCCTTAAGCAATTCACCTCTTAGCTCTTTCAATGAACTAATAAGTTTATCAACAGAACCACCTACTACGTCTACAGAAAGACCCATTTCACCGAACTGAACCTGAAGTTTCAGAGCTTCGTTTTGAAGTTGTCTTGAATCTTGAGTTAGTGTGGCGTATCTATTAGTTAATCTCTCAATAGCCTCGTCAACAGAATCCACTTTCTGACCTGTTTTTTCAAACTTACCTTGTGCGTCATCAAGCTCTGCTTGTAGCTGATCTAAAGTTTCAGTGCTTTGATTTAATAAACCAACAGTTTGTACAAAGGCAATTAGTCCAGCAATAGCTAAACCAATTGGGCCTCCGATTGCTGCGACAGCCAGTTTAAGCCTAGCCATGGCTGCTGTAGCTAACGTGGCTGAAGTAGCGGCACGAGTAAATCCAACTGCAAGTGTGTTGGAAGCTGCACCAAGGCCTAAAACACCAGTTGCTAATTTAGCAAAACGAGATATTAAAGCAGCACTTCCTAAGGCAATCATTGCTGTACCAATAACAGGCAATACAATGCCTAAGTTATTTACGGCTTGTAGCAATCCACCGAATAGTTGAATACTAGAGATTAAAAAGTTCTTAAATGGTTCTGAGAAATTAACAATCACTGTACCAAGAATAGACTTAAATCTGTCTAAAGAATTAGATAGAGAAGTCATTTGAACTTCATTAGCAGCCGCAGCGGCGTTAGTAAGTAACAAAGCTTCCTCAAGATCACGAGCGACATCTAAGTTGTTAGACACGGCTAAGAACGCAGCAGCCGCACGAACTTGCATACCACCAAAAGCGTTTGCAGCTCCAAAACCAGCATCCTTTAAAGTTTCAAATACGTTAACAAGACCATTTGATTTTACATCAATGTCTTCCATCGTTAACCCTAATTTTTCTAACTCAACCTTCATTTTAGCTGTAGGATTTAAGAACGAAACAAGAACTTGTCTTAGACCTGTACCTAGTGTAGAACCTGATCTAATACCAGCGTTTGCCATAGCACCAAGAACAGACACAGTTTCTTCAAACGTAGCTCCCGCTTGAGCGGCTGTGTTACCAGCGAACTGAAGACCTAAAGTAAGTTTATCAAGTGTAAGTTTGGAATTGTTAATCGCACCAGTAAGGACATTAGCAATATGTCCTGTTTCTTCAGCACGTAGATTGAAAATTGACAGGACGCTTGTTGTTAAGTCAACAGCAGTTTTTAAATCAGTACCAACAGCAGTCGCCAATAATGTAACGTCTTGAATAGACTCTTTAATTTCTGTTGTTGAGAAACCAGCCTGTCCCAATACAGTTGCAGCTTCAGCAACTTCAACAGCTGTGAATTTAGTTTGTTCTGATACACTAATAAGCTCAGTACGAAGTTGCTGCATCTCAGTAGCAGTTGTACCAGTGATGGCTTGTAACTGAGTAAATGCTTGATCAAGTTGCAATACGAACTGTGAACCAAATTGAAACAATTCGAAAATCTTACCCATAACTAAGTAGTTACCTAGTAATTGAGCTTGAATTTTAAATAGTGATGCCCCACCGTCTCCAGAAACACGAGATACGGCGTTGTCTCTTGTTACCTGTTGTAGCTGTTGATTTTGTAGTCGTGCACGACCATTGTTGATGCTGCGCTGAATAGACTCAGTTTGCTTTAGCGTTGCATTACGCTGTTTTTCAATTGTGTTGAGTCTGGTAACTTGTGCTTCAAGTCTAGCTGTAGCAGATATCTCTTTTTGAATACTGGTAAATCTACCATTAGCATCCCTAGGTAACTGACCTGCAGACGCAAGAGCAAGTCTTTCTCTTTGCGCCCTTAGCTTAGCAGAGGCCTGCTCTAAACTGTCAGTTTTAGCAACCCGTTGTTGTGTTGCACGAAGTTTTTGAGCTTCAGCAGTTTCAAAAGCACGAACACTAGCTTTTACTCTAGCTTCTTCAGCATTGGCAAATTGTACTGTAGGACTGCCTCGGCTGTTAGTTTTGGCAGCAAAGCCTGTGGATGTCCCAAGGTTTTGCTGTATTTTTTGTTGTTGATTAGTAATTGACTGAAAAGTTTTTTTAGTCTGAAGCAAATTTTGATTCATTTGCTTCGTGGCATTATTCATCTCTTCAAACAATTGTTGAGCTTTTTTAAGCTCTTCAAGTTGAAGTTCTAAATCAACGCCTAACTTTTCTTTCTTATCTACCATCTACTGTTTTCCAAATAGGTTATTAAGTTTAATTTCAGCATCCACCATGTCTTTGGGAGCATTAGATTTTTTATCCCCCTCCCCAAAGAGCTGTTTCATACAAAGTTGAACTGCTTCATATTGTTGAACACCTTTTAGATGTTCCATACTGAGTCTTAATTTTAACCTAGTTTTAATGTCTAAGTAAGTATTATTCCAATAGACACAGACTACTCTACTTCTGGTGGTGTCGAAGGCCCAACAGATTGCTTCGTCTGGGTCGAGGCGTTCGTACCAATCAAGGACTGAGTTAAGTTCTCGAACACCTCCTGTTGAGCTTGGACACTGTTCTTCATGTTCCTTGCTCCGCTCACGAAAAAATTTACGGCATGATCGCCAATCCACTTCGAAAGCTTGTTAGAGTCCGACATATTCATTTCAAACGCCATCATAGACAACTCAGATGTGTCTTCAATAGGTACACCTCGGTTATCTCGTTCCACAAGAACCTCAATAAAGCATCGCTCTTGAATTAATGGGTCCATATAAATCAATGAAAAATCATCATGTGCTTCAGCAATCATGGCAATTTTCTGCATAAGACCTGCGGACATGAAAATCTCACGGTCCGCACCATTAACATTTACTTTGATAGTATCGTCTGGAACTACGATATTTACTTCTTTGGTCATGTTTATACTCCCTTGTAAATAAAATAAAAGACCACCCTCACTGTAAGCGAGGATGGTCTACACTTCAAGCATTATTACTGGGAGCTAAGTAATAAGCGAGTGATTTTACTGACGAATGATTTTCGCTGAGTCCCCGCCAAAGTAAGCGTAGTTAGGATCAGTTGAAACAAGGTCATAGATCGAAAATTCAAAAGGCATGTTACCGTAATCATCAGATGAGAACGATACATTGAAACCTTGAACAATACGAACTTTTGGAAGTAACATAACGATTGGTTCACCGTTTGCTAGCTTACCAGCGATTTTAGCAGAATAGAATGGTTGTTCTGTTTTAGAACCAACACCCAATTCACTAACTTTAATCACTTTAGCACCCGCAGCAATTGTTTGACCAAAAGCTACATTAACTGTGATTGTGTCAGTTGCAATTGCTGTAATCTTACGAATAACAAAGTCGTCTTCTGAATCATTTAGAATCATAACAACATCATCAACAGCAAAATTAGCACCGTCAGCAGCAGCTACGTCAAAATCAGAACCAGAAGTTACTTCAGAAGCAACTGTAGACTCTACAGTGTTCTTAGTGTAAGTTCCAGCAAGACCTAGACCATAGGCAATGTTTTGTGAAGTAAATTCATATGTCTCCATACTTGCTCGTACAGTATTCTGTGTAAGAACAGAATAAACAAGAGTGTTTTTAACACCTTGTGTTAGATCAGTATATGATGGATCAGAACTTAGTGAGAAATTTTTCACCAAGCCAATTGACTCGTCTGGACCTAGGTCAAACAAATCTGCTTGTGGACCAATCATAACAGTCGCTGTACCAAGCATAAAGTCATCAGTTTTAGCTAAACCTGGCATAATAATATCCTTTCAAATAGGTTTTAACTCAAAGAAAAATTCCTTGATGTATTATTTATAACGTATTAAATTATATATAGGAAATAACTTATTTAAAGGTAACTAATGGCTAATAAAGAGATGAGAACAATATACTTAACTAAGGATATTGATCAGTATATTATGCAAAGAATGCAACTAGAAGATCGTACTCGTAGTTCTTTAATAGAACGTATGATCAAAAAGTGCATGTCTATGGAACAAGATAAAGACTTAGAAATCGCTATGGCGACAAAACAGTTGCCAGACCAAAACTAACACTTATCATTTGTAAAGGTCTGGATTGAGTTCTAGCTACTGATAGAGCCTCAGTACCACTATGCACCTTTATGTTACCTATTAATGTTCCGTTATCAGCGGTAACAGCTGCTATTTCTTGTCCTGTTCTCCATTTTGAAAACATCTTCGACACAAGAGGTTTTAATTTTTGCAAGTTCAAGTCATCTTGCATAGTTGATATTACAATCATACACTCACCTGAATACATGTCACTATCCTCAGCCAAAGAGTACTCAGCAATCCCGATTAAACCTTTATTTGGTAAATCGTTTAATGATGCATGAGCGTCAAAGTCAAAAACATCATAATCTGCTGAAAGGCCTTCTGACAGAATAAAATCTTTACACACTTTTAATAACGATGCATTAATATTTAAATGTATATTTTCATAGCTCATACTAAACAACTCTCTCTGCGGCTTTTCTTATTTCTTTTTCTAAAAACCAGTTTAAAAAATTAGTAAAGACTGGTCTTACTCTTCTACCATTTGGTGCTTTTAACTTTACAGCAATATTATCAGGAAGTACATCACTTTCATTAATAATTTCTGAAGCCGCGTTTTTTAAAATATTGGGATATGGATCAATAGTCATAGAAGCACTAATGTACCTTGGGATATTACTAGCACTAGCAAAGCGTCCACGGCTGTCTCTGACCACCTTTCTCTTAGAAGAGCTACCTTTCCATCTTTCTCTAGTTTCCCTCACACCTGGAGTCCCTGAGAGGCCAGAGGGGCTAAAATAAACAACTGGCTTACCTAACACCGTTAAAGGTTTTAAAGAAGATAGAGACGTTTTTAGTTCCCCTGTCTTTTTAAAAAAGTTAGTTCCTTGTCCTAATCTTCTCTTTTCCTGTAGGTATTTAGGATTTAAAGCTTTCCACACAGGTGTATATTCGTCTAAAGATGGTGCTGACTTTACATCAATAGCCTTATTAACAAGCTTTTTAAAAAATCTGGATTGTGCTTTATTAACTTCTCTGTCTAACTTTTTTACATTAGACTCAAATGTATCTTCAAAACTCTCTTCAACGACTTTAAAAAGAGAATTCATAACTCTCTGATAATTTAAAGTCATTAGCCCTCCTTGACTTCAGCCACATATAATCCAAGTTGTGGATCAACTTTTGTGACAACCCAGTCTTCTCCTAATTTATCGTCTACTTTTATTTCCTTATCACAGACAATGGTATGTCTAGGTGTTTGTACAAGTATAGAGTCCTGTAAATCTGACTTAGGTTGTACAGATATATGTACCACTCCTAAGTTTAATTCCGAGGACTTCTTTTTAACACCTGTTACAAGGTCTTCAGTTTCATAATTTCTTATCCAAGCTCTTTGCTGATCTACTAAGAAAAGCTTAAAATGCTTGTAAATAGGATTTCTAAAGAATCCTGTACCATGTTCTCCAACAATGTATTTATCATTTTCTATGATAGCCACGTTAGAAGACTGAACATTAGTACCGATATGTACCCTAAGATACCTACGAGCGGATAAAAAGTTACTTACTCTTGATGTATCAGGTATGTCTAGTATCTGACCAAAGAAAGTCTGGCCATTCATAATTTTATATTTGTCTCTAAACTTTAACCCTACATTCTTAAGTTTCATTAACCGTCTCCAGTCACCGCATCTGTACCTACACCAGTAGTTGCTAACGTAAGAGTAATATCAGCCTGTCCTACAGTTTGTGATATAGCTATAGAGTATCTGTCCATAAGGTTTTTCCTTATGTAAGGAAAGTCAACTTTTTCAAAACGTCTGAAAGAAACATTATCAGCTTGTTGACTCTGAGTAGCAACAAGTTCTAAAACAGGTAGAATATCAATAGCAGCTTTTAATTTAATAGCTTCAATTAAATATGATACCAATGCAGTCCCACCATTCAATATAGCTTCTGTATCTACACCATCAAGAGTTTCTTCAAGCTGAACTTTAGAGTAAGCATCTACAATATCAACATTAGAATCAGGCCATTCGTCATCCGATATACCTAAAACTTTTCTAACATCAGTTGGATTAACAGGTAAGTTAATTCTATCGACTATTCTATAGTTTAAAAATTGAGTAAAAGGTCTAGTATCTACAGTATAATCTACTCTAGCTTGTCTAAGTTCATAGTCATTACTTTTAGAGTTTGCAAGAGCTGTTGTTTCAAACACAACGAAGCTCTCTCCTACAGTAGGAGAGAGACTAATATCGTTATAACCTGTTAGTACTGTTCCATCAGGCTCTGTAAGAGTTAATCTAACAGATGATGTATCAGGGACAACAAGGTTTCCATCTAATAGAAAATCTAAATGAAAGCTTGCGTCAGTATCTTTTAAAACATACTGCACTTAATCATTATCCTTTTTTAGATTTTTTACCTTGTTTGCCTTTTGGCTTTTCTGCTTTAATTTCTTTTGCTTCATCAGCAACATCAACAGTAGTGGATTCTTTGGAATCTTCAGTTGCGGGTTCTGTATCTGCATCTTCTTTTTCCTCTTTCTCTTCCTTTTGTGTTTCTGTTTCTACTTCAACATCATCAAGAGGCTCACCATCAATAGTTAAACCAAATTCGGCACAATAAGCAGCAGCAGCTTGCTTTCCGTCTTTTTCTAAAGCGATATAGCCTTCAAGAAACTCTGTGTCACTAGCCTTACGAGGCAAGTTACGAGCTAATACTTTAAGTTTTTTCTCATTGATGGCTATGTTCACAAAAGTATTCATTGTTGTGACACAAGGTCTTTGTGAAGGGATTGCTTCCATTGTTGTATTAAGCAACATGAAACTCCCTGTAGTTTCAACTATACATTTCATAATTTCTTCTTTCATGTTTAATAAATTCCTAATAAAAAAGCCCACCCATGTGGATGGATGGGCTTTTAATTTTAAGATAACTAATTAGATTAGTTACCGAAATCAAAGATTTCACGAGTGTCACCGTAAACAAGACGGTAACCAGTGTTCTCTGTCTTAACCATTGTGATAGATTGGTTAAGGATTTGACGCTCAGTTTCCTGAATGTTAGAACCTGCTTCAACAAGTTCTTCCATTGTGTCACCCTTAGTGTAACCAATAAGTTTACCAGCAGGTACTGAACTTGAAAGAACTGGAGTAAGGTTAGAGAAGATGTTTCCACCTGCACCCATACTTACACCTGCTTTATTCAAGCTCTCAGCTGGAGTATCACCATCTGGTGTTTGGTTTTTAGCGAATAGCATCAACCACTGGAACCATCCATCCCAGTTCATTACAACGGTATCAACTGGAGTACCAGCTTTTGCACGTTGAACTAACCAGTAAAGAAGGTGTGTCCAAGAGATTTCATTCGCAGTTGCTGTAACACCAGTGATTGTATCAAAGCTAGACTGGTCAACTTCGTTAGCAGCACCATAAGCACCGTCACCGTTAATCAACACAGCTGTAGCTGCTTTAACTTTAGAAAGTTCAAGTTCACGAGCGATACGATTAGCGTGAGGAACAAGAAGATCAAGCGAAGCACGGCGACTGAATTCGTATGATGTACGAAGAGCAGAACCGTGTTTGAAGATTTTCACTGTTTTCTCGCTAGTACGGATAGAGCGAACAGGGATACGACCAAGTTCTGATACGCTGAAGCTATCGTTTTCATTGCTGTCATCATCGATAACAGTAGAAAGAAGTTCAGCACCAGAGATTGTGCGTGTGTTAGCAAGCATAGGAGCAGTTGTCTCGAATTGATCTTGACGAGTCGCAAAGCGAAGTACGTCATCAATCACTTCTGGGAACAACGCACGAGTACCTGCGTGAGTTTGGAATGTTTCTGAAGCAGCTTGTAAGTAAACGCCATCTTTAAAGTTGTCGCGTACTGGAAGATCAAGAGCAAACAAAGCACGTTCGTACCCGTTTAGTCCACCTTCGTCAGCAGTTTCAGAGCCAGCAGCAAGCATCAAATAGTCACGAACTGAGATACCGAAAGATGCAGCAGTCTTCATAAGTGCAAGACCCGCTTCTTTAGATTCTGTTTCGCTTGTAGATTTAAGCTTAGCTACTAAGTCGTCTAAGTTGATATTACCAACTTTACTTAGAGGTTCATAATCAGCCATTGTATTAAGTCCTTTCCTTAAATAGCTATTGCAATTGCGTATGAGTCATCTGCAGCGACTTCAACAACCTGCCATTTAGACACTGTTGCAGAGCCTTTGACTGTACCCACTTCGGTAGCACCTGAAAGGTACTCACCAACGTCAGGAACGTCACCTGCTGCGAGTCCAGCATCAATTGGGAACTTAAGACCACCTTTAAGTGATACAGTACCAATCAAAATGCCTTCTGATACGCGATTTTCTACTAATTCCAAACGACCAAGGATAACCTCACCGTCTGCAGCTAGTTTTACTGTGTTTGCAGCACTTGAATCTAAAGCAACTGCTTTACCTTCATCGTCTGCATCGATACCTGCCGCTAGGACAAAAGTATATAGAAACTCTTCGTGGAAAATTCCATTAAGAGAAGTTGTGCCGATCTGAGTCATTTATCTCTCCTTTAATCGTTTATTTTGAAGTTAGCTTTACGTGCAGCTAAAGCTTTTTGAGCAGCTTTATCTTTCACGTCTGTTTTCTCTGGATCAGAAGCAGGTTCTGCGCCGAAGAGCTGGTGTAGTTTAAGACCTTTTTCTTTAACCAAGCTTAACATTGCTGTTAGGTCTTCAGGAAGTTTGTCTTCTTCTTCACCTGAAGCTACAAGAGCAGCCTTAAGATCACCGATTACAAATTCTGTTGCTTCGTTAAGTTGAGTTGTCAACGCTTCATTTGACGCTGTTAACTCAGTTACACCTTCACCTTGAGCTGCTTCAAGTTCAGCGATTTTAGTCGCGTCAGCTTCAGCAGAAGCTTTAAGTGTAGTAATTTCACCATTCAGACTTTCGATAGTAGTAGCTGCCTGAGACAGTTCAGCTTCAACTTTACCTAGTTTCTGACTAGTTGTAGATAGAATAGTTTCTAGTCCTGACATTTGGTTTTCTCCTTCTAGAGTTTTTTCATTTTTAGAACTGTCCAGTTTAAAGGACGCGTTGAGAAAGTGTGCTTCAGCGGGTACACCGCTTGCAGCTAGTCTCTCACGAGTTTCTTGACTCAGGCTTTGACTGTTCTTAGCCCTTGACAAAATCTTAGCATCTTTAGCTGCACCACGTCCAACTAAAGATAACTCAGCAAATGTGTCCATTCCGACTAATCGAACGTGAACACCATTATTACCAATAGTGTGTTCATTGTCACACGTAAGGGTAAGAATATTAAAAAAGTCTGCTTCTTCTCCAAAGTAATCGAATTCGCACTCAGAACAAAGAGCTTTTTTAGCCAGTAGACCAACGCTGACTTCTTCGATTAACGCAGACTCGATATCTTTTACAAGACCAGTCTTCATTTCATTGTCTTGTGGAATGTAAAACATTCCCATTAATTCTGTTTCTCCATTTGGCATATCGCGCACATTGGCAGCAAATACACGCCCAACTGGTAATACTTGAGTGTTATGCATTGTTTGTAAAGGAACAACAGTACCTGCTGTGTTTACATACTCTGCCATCTCAACTAATGTTGATCTAGATACTCTTGCCCCATCATGAAAACCGTTTTGAGTAATTGCCTCAGTAGACAACATACGAGCTTCAAATACTGCGAAGTTACTTGTATCAATGTCCTCATCACCTAAGGAAGCTTTGATAGCATTTTGAATATCTAAATCTTTATCTAATTGTTTCGCCATGTTTTTAATAATCACCTAAAAATAAATTATAATCAACAAATAATTTAAACAGTAGACTAATAGTCCGTTGTATTCCATTTATTTGGGGTTACATCGTCAGTACTTAAAAACACTACAGTCTCATTTTCTGCAGTGATAACTTTAGATGTTGTATCGTTTGGTAATATTAAATTATCACCATTTCTATTTACAGTTACTGTGTTAACGTCACTAGTATCTTTCTTAATACCAACTATCATTTGTGCGGCATTTACTGTAGTAAGATTAACTACTACATTTCCTGCTGATGTATCTACAGCTATAATTTTACCTGCATCTGTCGTCTGAACATCATAGGGAGAGTCTGAACTATTGATGAAAACAACATCTTGCCACAATGCCGCCGAAGGTGTCATAGACTCTAATGTGTCAACAACATCTGTAAGTAATGATCTTAGCTGTGCACCTGTTATATCACCATTACCATTAGTAGTGATGTTATTAGTAATTGCTGTTTTTAAATCTGCTATTGTTTGTACTGTCATTTAATATCCTATAGCTCCATTGCAGTTACGGGTAAGGCAAAGCCTAAAGTGTCTTTTGGTAAGTTAGCTACGTCAGCATTATCAAAAGCATCATAACCATATATCACATGAGGAGTTGCAGAAACTGGTGCTGAAGAAAGTGTTAGTCTTAGAACAGTGTCAGACACCCTAGTGGCAGCAGTAATTGCAATTTCAGAAGCCCCTACACCATCATTTAGATTTCCAGGATAATCTCCGTCAAATACAGAAAAACCTTCTATTCCACTAGCAGGAGAAGCATCTAGAACCGCAGCTCCGATATGTCCTACATCGATATCAATTGTTGTACCTGATAATGTCGCATCAAGGAAAGTTGGACCATCTATAGGTGTCGCTCCTGCGCGACCCATAGTTTTAGCAACGTAATGAGCTTGATAAGTTGCTAATGAGTCACGAGTTGCCCCAATCTCAATATGGAGAGCATCACCAATTGTATAGTTATGCTTAGGAGCTGTAACAAATACATTATCCATTTCAGCAGCAACTTCATATTGCATTAGTGTTAAGGAAGTCCAGCTTACACCCTGACCACCTCCACGGCGACCTAAAGGTACAATATAGATAGGAACATTACCCAATAGTTCTCTATACTTCTCAAACAAAGTTATTAAACCTGCTTTGTACTCTACAGCTTTAGCGTGATCATAAGTACCTGTAAAACGTCCTATTGCACTAGCATCAGTTTCTCCCTGATCCCATATAATTCCTTTTACATTTTTACCTGTAACTGCTGTTACAAATTTATCGTAACTAGGACCGAATTCGTCCAAGACTGGATCGTAGTACCATCTATCAGTAAAGTTCGTAGCTGCATTTGATTTAATTAATGAAGAAGCTGAGTTAGCCCCATTTATAAATTCTACATTACCACTATAATAACTTGATAATGTATTCTCAAGTGCAACTGCTGCAGTTCCTCCACCTTGAGTGAAGTGATACTCCATATTAGACTGACCAGAACCAACAAGTACAAAGTCATTATCTATTTGTGAAGCAATTTGCCACTTAGCAGCAAGATATGTTTCAATTTGCTGAATTTCAGATAGGGTTAACTTACGATCATAAACCATGATCTCAGCCATGTAACCATCTAATGAGAAAGTATTACTAGAAGTAGTGTTACAGAAAATATTAAAATTATTCGAACTATTTAGAGCGACTGAACCAGTGCTGTTATCTGCAGTTTCGTCATACCTAAAATCTATAGTCGTAGCATCTAAAGCTAAAGTAGATATATAAGGTCGAGTACCAGTAGCGTTGCCACTAGAAGCCAATATGTTAGTATTACCGTTTGCTAAAAACTGCAACCTATTAGCACTATTGTGTAAAGCTCTTAATTGTGAACCGCCCCAAGAGTATACTGTACCAAATGACCCCCAATCATCACTGGCAAAAACTGCTATTACAGTAAGGTTTTGATCCTGAGGATCAACACCAATATCACCACAATCCATAATAGAGTCATCGTCAGAGACAACAACATTTTTACCATTAAGAGTTCTCACACCTGTTCTAGGTTGGAAAGATGTATTACCTTGATTAGCATGATTTGCCAATCCACTTTTATCACGCCATTGGCTAACGCGACCATTTGTATGTGTAATAGTAGAGCTGTCGTCACCATCCAACCATAGCCTGTTACCACTTATCAAAGTAGGATTAAAACCCACGTTAATAAATGGTAAAAGATTAACACCTGCAGCAATAGAAGGTCCTACGCGTATCATTTAGCAATAACCTTTCGCTGTACCTGCAGAGATAGCTGTAATTCTAGTAAAAGCAAAAGGATGATAGACACCCGCTTTTAAAGGTAGAGTTGTATGTGGGGTATCAGAGTTACCCTCTAAATAACCTGTAATAGTTGCGTCATCATCGCTAACCATAATAGACCTTGTTGTATGATCTAGTGGATCGGTTGCATGTACTACAACGTCAAAACCAATCTGGAAAGGAGCCATTACGCTATCTTTATCTGTATATGAACGTGCCATTATTTCTTAACCTCATTTGATCGTGCTTGTTTTGTACTTCCTTCGGAAGCAACTGAGCGACCTAGTGGATCGCTATTTGGACTAATACCTTCGGCATCAACAGAGGCTTGTGCTGTTTCAAAATTAGTTCCTGAAAGTTCAGGTGAAGCATCAGGCCTCGGTCTACCGTACATCATCATATGATACTCGTCATCTGTGATTAATCCAAGAGATAAATCTTTAAGCCCTCTAGTTTGTTTCATAATACGTTGTGGTTCTAGTTCTAAGTCAGGTCTAAGCTCAGCTGGAGCAAATTTACACTTAACATAACCATCAAAACCTTGAAGTCTTAAAGCGAGAGTAAACATATCCTCATATAAGGATGCCACTGGTACATTAATACTATCAGCTGACATCGAAAATACTCTAGCCTCAACTGAAGCCGTATTAATTCCAGACTCACCTCGTCCAATAACTGTTGCCATAGTCTTAAGAGCGGCTTGGTTCTGTCCATTTAATACCTCGATAATATCAGTTGCGTTAAGTGACTTAGCAGGACCTCCCTCGTTTAGAATTTTAGCTTCTACAGCATCAAAGTGAACATAGGCGGCATCAGGTCTAAGATTAGCAACTCCTTGTGCCAGTTCAGTTAGACGAGTATTCATCCATACTTTTAATTCGTTATCGCTAAGATTAGCTGGAGCATTCTTACGAAGAACCTCTTCAACAACTACCAGTTCCATCCTTGGATAACCAGTTTTTTGCATAATTCGGTAGAGGTCATTAATAACCTGTTGACGCGCTGCCACAGTATTGATTGAAGCAACAAAAGGAGACTCTGCATAAATTTCAGTAGGATTTTGACGATAGAATTTAAAGAATATATTAGGTAAATCTAATAATACTGGATCACTAGAATTTTCTGTCTCTTGTTCTGGTTTATAATCCCCAGGTGTTCTTTCATACCACTCGATAGTGGCAACATCGATATGACGAAGACTGGCAGGAACAAGAAACTTATCGAAAACAAGTTCTGCTCCAAACCCACCACGGAGTAATATCATGTAACGAAGTGACTCAGATATTTGTTCTAGGTTAGGAGTTAACTTAAATCCTGTAGAATAATCTTGTCTCTGTGTCATTGCCCGAATAACTTGGTCAAGAAGTTTAAGACCATCACGATCTAGTTCATCTTCCATGTTATATACTGTAAATGTAGGAGTCGTATTAGCAATTGTTAGGTAGGCATTAACTGTGGCAGAGATGTCTGAATCATACTTAAATAGATCAGTCATCAGTTCTCTAGAATCTTGAGAAGCTCTGTCTACAAATAAATCTACTAAGTGTGCTCTGTAATCTTGAGCTGACAAAACTTGATCCACCTGTTGTGGATTAAAAGTGTTTGTAGCTGATGCTCCTTTAGGATTTGCTCTACGTCTCGGTAGTACAATAGTTTTTAAGCTTTGAATGTCCATCTAATATTCTTACCCTGTTTCAAAAGTTCTTACAACTCTTTTCTTGCCTGACCCCATACCGATAATATTTTCAGTTTGGTCAGGAATGCCGATGACTTGTAAATCTATCATAGTTCTTTTCTCACCCTTACCCTTTAAAGCTATTAACTCAGCAATTTTAGGACCCATAGCCATAAACGCTGAAGCATGGAAAAAGTGATCATTACCTTTTAGTTTTACCCATTGTGCTGGACTTTCTGGAGTCTCATCCCTCACCATATCACGAATATGTTCGATATAGGTATTTTTATTTATACCATAACCTGATATTTTAATCTTCTCTTTTCTGATTAAGATAGCAAAGTTATCTAGGAAAGTAGTCCTATTAACTTGACCATAAGCCACCTCTTCATACTCATCATAAATAATGTTTAACTCTTTAAGACCTCTATATTCCACTGGTAGTATACGACCACCACTAGCTGCGAAGATGTCACGAGATGTTGGCTCGTATGGGTGTCTATCAACTGCACCTCCAATAACATTATACTTTTCACAATCATCTTTAACGGTTTGCACAATATTATCAACGTGCACGGCCTCCATACTAAATATATGGAGGTTTTCTACGTTATCGCCTTTAGCTCTGATTATATGGCAGGTCTGCCCCATATCAATACCAATCCATACTGGATCATACTCAGATACTGGAAGATCGTACTTAACATTTGTCATACACTTTTCAATAAGGTCTTTCGGTATCTGCATGTTACCGTCTGAGTAAGGTAGACCGAGTACAGTATTATGAAATCCTCTTAGGTACTCATTCTCTTGGTAATTCCACAAACTCTTCATAATGTATTTTGGATTTAGTCTTTGTGTAACGAAAGGAGTAACCTTATAGCCCCTAGCGTTACTTGATCTAGACTCATACTTAGGAACCCACTGTCGCAATTCTGGATTACCAAGGTCTAGTGGACTGTGACATTTTTCACACTTAACGTATGACTCATCAAGGTTTAGAGCATCCTGTTCTTGAATAGTAATCTTAGCCATATCCTCAGCCATCTCATCAGATAAAGATTTAATACCTTCCAGATGAATAAACTTTTTATTAAACTCTGGGAAATTATAGTGACCACAAGATTCGCAAAGACAAGCGTATTCCATCTGGTCAGAGGCTTGATAAGTGAGATCAATACCAAAGCTAGGAAATGTGGGAGTGGAAAACTTTTGAGAGAGTGCAATATCAGAACCTTGAAGACGTGAATTAAACAAAGTAATCATTTTCTGATCTGATAAATCAACCTCATCGTTCATCACCACATCAGCCGCAATAGAAGTAGCAGCTGATTCAATCGCTGGTGTGAGATAAAGAAACGATTGACCAAACTGCATCATGTCCACAGATCGAACAGCTTTGTTAGCTCGGTCATAAGCTGTATTGAAAACCTTATCTTTATCAACGATTGGTTTAACACGACCTTTAGAAATACGTTTGTACATATCCTCAGTCGGTAGTGTAAAGATTAGACTTGTACCATTGTTACGCACCAAGAATGCTAACGCTTTTCTAATTTGTGCCTCAGTCAAACCCACCTGTGAAGGCTTGATGACGCTCATATTCTCATGCATATCATCAATGATAGCTTCTTGGAACTCATAGCCCTTCAAACTGAAAGGTTTTGTTTTGATGGTTGTGTTCTTTGTGATCCAGTCAGACATTGGCATGTTGATTGAATCTTCAGAGAACCGATCTTCAGCTTTGACTGATAAATCTTCAAATAAATTTTCCACTTGATATTAACCTTATTTAAGTGTTATAAATTATATACTATTAATTAAAGGTAATTACATTATGCACAGATTTTATCCAGAAATCGATGAAAAAAATCTTAAGCTTATACAAAAGCTTCAGTCCGAAGATGCAACATACCTACAGGATGACCAATGTCCTTACTCAGAAGACATTAAAAAACTCTTCATGATTGCTGATAGCACATCTGACTTTGATATACAAGATATTGATATTGAAGGGTTGGACACGGATGATGGTATGTTGGCAGAGGTGATGACATTGTACGCTCACCTAAAACAATTCGGTACTGAGATGAGAAACTCAGATACAGCATCTGAGAAAAACACTTACTTCAAACTCAGTGCTACTCTACTTGAGAAACTAATCGTGATGCGGGAGCGTGTCATTAACATTCAGAAAATGCAGGTCTTCCAAGACACAGTATTACAAATCATGGAAGACGAACTCGATCCTACTCAGAGAACTGCAGTGATGAATAAATTGAAAAAGGCAGTTGACTAATGATTCATATTGTGAGATTAATATTCTTTGGAGCAATTTCGATGGTACTACTTAGTTTGTACCCACACCTTGCAACAGTTATAGATTACATTTTAGAAGACGTTACCAGACGTAACGTGGGCGCATCGCTTATCCTAGGTTCATCAGCAGTAATAGGATACGCACTTTGGGAGAATAGAACTAATGACACAAACACAGATATTCGGGGTTGAAGCTCAGCAGTATTACGACAATAACTTACCTGTAATACCACTTAGATATCACGACAAAAAGCCTGTTCCATATAGTTGGAACGTGCTTGCAAAACGTATGCCTGATGAAGGCACACAACAAGACTGGATTAGAAATAATCCACAAGGAAACATAGGTCTGGTTCTCGGTGAAGCCTCTGACCTATGTGCTGTTGATATTGACTCAGAAGACGAAGTCATTATCAACGCCATCAAAGATGCGTTACCACCTACAAGTTGGATACGTATCGGTCAAAAGGGTATGATTATGCTGTACAAGCGTAATCCCAAGCTCAAGAACCGAAACATCAAAGATGGTGACGGTGAGATGGTGGTCGAGCTACTTTGTAATGCCCGACAAATGGTGCTCCCACCATCGATCCACCCTAAGACAAAAAAGCCCTACGTAGAAAACCAGCCTCTCATCAAAGCATTACCTACATTGGTTATGCTACCCGATGATATCGAAGACAAAATACGTGAAGCCTTAGAACCTCATATTACATTATCATCTTCTGGATCATTCCGTACCATG